ATTTCAGGGAGAGATTTGACTCCTGGGTACATCTTTCTAAACTTTTGCGTGTAGGAAGAAGTCTTTGTTTTCTGTCCCTTGTCCGTCTTGAAATCTTTGTAATCCTTTCGGAGCATCTTCTTGTAGCGGGTCTCAACCTCCTTGAGGGTAGTGAGTCCTCTGAAATATTTGAGGGGGGCGTAGATCTTACCCTCAGATTTACGCAGATCCCCAACCTTCTTGGTAATCTGAGCATCGCTCAAAGACATCTTACTTAATAATTAGAAAGTTAATTTGCTTTGAGGGAAGACAAAATTTCAGAAGTTTTATCGTACATCTTGGTCGCGTGGAACGTCTTATGTTTCAAACCCGCCCAGATTGTCAGACGATGTTCGAGAAATTCTTCGAATCTTACAGGGTCGCATGTTGACTTGTATCGAACATTTTCAGACCTAAGTGCACGCTCAGTAGCATTCTTCCTGGATTCCATAGATTTTTTCGCCATCTCCTCAGGAGTCAGACGGGTGTAAACTTCTTCTTTTTTTCCAAGAGCCATTATATCATGAACGCGTATACCCTTTATTATTGTAAATCGTGTAAGAAAACATACGATGGTTTCGCACAATGTTGTTTTGACATGGAACATGTGAAAGTTAAAATCCCCACAAATACTAAATGATACCACTTATCATAGCTGGTGCCCTCACAGGAGCTCTCGCATACACCTACATGGGGCAGAACCTAGTATCTTCCTCCGAGGCCAAACGTCTCATCAAAGAGGGTAAGATAAAGAGAGTGATCGATGTTCGCACCGCCACAGAGTACCGCGCAGGACATTACCCCAGGGCGTTACATATACCTGTGGATAAGATAAACGAAAAAACCACTACAGAACTCCCTAAGAAGGGGCTACTCGTCTACTGCAACACTGGGCAACGTGCCAGATTTGCGGCAGAGAAATTAGAGGAACTCGGGTTCGAAGATGTGTATTACATAGCGGGTTTGTATACATCACTCACTTCTTAGAGAACTGTCTATAAAATGTAAATACAGTGAAACCAGCTATGGGCAATACGAGAAAATACGTCTTTTTCGCGACATCTAACCAAACTTGTGCCATATCTCGCTCTTCTCCGTCTAGTTTGCTTATGAAGAATGTCATTTGAGATATGTGATTGTGTAAAATGATAATCGCGAGTGTGATCGCAACCATGCTGATCAGTATGAAAGCTTGGTTATACAATTCGTTTCCCTTTGCCCTGTAAAATCTAGACACTCCTAAGAGGGCTAGGGAAATGGAAGTGAAAAGACCGATATTGCGGTATGCTGTATGATGAAGAACTACGCTTTCTTTGAATGTCAAACTCATGTACTATAGTTTAACATTTAAAACTCGACGGAGTTTTTGCATAGTCTTAGGATCTGGAAGTGCCTTTCCAGATTCATATGAATTTATGATACCTGGTGTGACACCGATCGCCATCGCAAGCTCCCTTTGTGTGTTGTATCCTTTTACAATACGCGCTTTCTGAATAGTCTTGGCCGTTGTCATACCAACTTTTTCATGTGTGCCAATCTCTTCGCGGTCTAATTTTTGGTCTTTTGTAATTTCCACATGCGGTCTACGAGACGCATGTTCGCGTGCGGGTGACTTTCCTCGAATGACGACGGGCTCCCAATCCTGATGATGGCTCATACTATTATTTTGCGTCTATGTTTTAAAAGTCTTTCTAAGCGATCATTTTCTTTACGTTTGAAAACGGTGGGTTGTTCTATGTGACCGTTGAGTGTCACTAGACCCCTATGCTTACCCAACGTTACATTTGAAACCTGTGTCACGTCGACCCAAGACATTTTCGTTTCGGGTGTCTTACTATGATGTATAGCCAATACGGCTGCATCGCGCTTCACCTCCTTGGATAGGGGTCCCTCTTTGTAGCATACGACAACGTGAGCACCGGGATACCCACTCGCGTGCAACCACCAATATTGCGGATCGCTCGTGAACGTGAGTATGTCGTTTTCTTTTGCGGATTGCCCCACGCGTATAGCTATACCGCTTTCTGTCGTATATTCCAGCATAATACTATATAGTAATTCGACTTTATGTTACCTCAATATTTCCAAATTTTTGTATTTCCTCTGGACGTAACTTATACTGTTCAAAAACTAAACTGATACGTTTCTTGGGAATTTCGGTGTACATCGGCTCGACATAATGATACGCGTCACCTCGGAAAGTTACTTTACGACCTACTTTGGGTTTTATATACACGAAATCAATGCCCCGTGTATGACCAAACTTAGCTAACCCTAGACGCCCCCATGCATATTCATCTGGTACTTCAATATATACGACAGTTGTACATACCGGAGTAACACGTCGAGAGAGACGCATCGCATTAATCGTCGTGTCGTAATGAGGTTCGGCCGTGTTATTTTCAGATTTTGTAGACGAGGTGTTAATAAGTAAGGGATTAAATAAACAAACGTTTGTTCCCGGGTGTTTGATTTTTTTATATATTTTGTAAATGGGATCGAGGTCGATACCAGTCATTCTTTTTATATTGGTCACGTCGTATTTCACTGAAGCGTCCCTGAACGTAAATTGAAACCCATACGTTCCTTTAAATTGTTCTCCCAGATCACTTTCGGACATACGTGGGTGATTCTGTATATAAGTTGATAATTTTGCACACTCTTCTTTTGTTAAAAAATCATCTTCAAATGTAAATTGGCTAAAATCCCTGGGTGTGGTCGTCTCTATCATGAAATAATCCGTCAATCTAATATATTTATACTGAATATAGTAAAGTATCGCGGCCACTGTTATGATTAGAATCGAAACATACCGCTTCATACTTTGAAAATATAAAAAAAGATTAATAAAAAATATACATGAGTATTAATAAACATGAGCCTTCACATTATCATGGGTAATATGTTCTCTGGAAAGACGTCAGAACTCATTCGACGTCTCAAAAGATTGAAAGTTATACATAAGAATATACTGGTTCTGAATTCTGACAAAGATACCAGGTCACCCGATGAAGTACTTCGAACACATGATAATGTCAAGTTTAATTGTTTGAAAGTGTCTGACCCATTTGAAGTTGTAGTATCAGACGATTTCCTTTATTGTGACACGGTAGCTATCGACGAAGCTCAATTTTTCCCAAAACTTAAAAAGTTTGTCGAATTGTGTTTATTTGAAAACAAAATGGTCATTCTAGCCGGCTTAGACGGAGATTGCTTTCAAAGAAAGTTCGGGGAGTTGATCGATTGTATACCACTCGCGACTGAAGTCACTAAACTTTCCGCGTTGTGTATGAAATGTAATAACGGGAACGTTGGACCGTTTACCAAACGTACTGTAGATAGTACCGAGTTAGAATTAATAGGTGGAAGTGACATGTACATCGCAGTGTGTCAGAAACATCTCTAGCTACGACGCTGCTTCTTAGTTGGAGACTTCTTAGTTGGAGACTTTTTAGTCGGGGGCCCACGTTTCATTTTGACGACAAGAGGTTTTGGAAGCTGATTGGGATACTTTCGTATATTTGATGCATTATACGGTATGCGGGTCATAGGACTCGTACCGTGTGTCTGTAACCATTTTTTCAGTGCGCGAATATCGTAAACGGTGCGCACCTTTTTATTGGCCATGACATCCGTGATCAAAAAGGATCTTTTGCTTGCAGGAATATTCTTTTTATTTACACTGTCGAATTTTTTATTGAAATGTGTGGTTACATTTTTGTTTTTAGGGTGTTTGTTATTAGTTTTGTTGTTGTTGTTGTTGTTGTTGTTGTTGTTGTTGTTTCGATTTCCAACAACCGGACTTCCCATTTCAGGAAAATTGTTGTTGCTTATGTTTCGGACCATTTATTATACGGTAATAATATTTTCTGTTATTCGGGTGTAGAGTTTGTGAGATTGATACCGGTACAGGTTTTCCACCTGAGGTTTTTTTACAGAACATTCGACAATCGCACCTATGTTTAAGGTCGAACATCTGCTTCTTACTCGCGTAACAGCGTATAGGTAACATAATATCCTTATTAAAGTATCTTAATATTCGATCCATAAATATCATATCAATCAATAGCACAAGAATTATATAGTAAAAACGCGAGTATCATACGCATTACGAAAGTGTCATTGTTTTCGTAATGTGTACGGTGTAAATATAAAATTCTCCTTCAACCGGGATCGAACCGATGACCTCGCGATTAACAGTCGCACGCTCTAACCAACTGAGCTATGAAGGAATGGTCCTCTCTACCTGATTCGAACAGGTGACAAATGGAACTACAGTCCACTGCTCTACCAACTGAGCTAAGAGAGGGGAAGCTCCCACCAAGATTCGAACTTGGGGCGGTGGATTCAAAGTCCACAGTGTTTACCAGCTACACTATAGGAGCGGTTGCTGAGAGTGGGGTTCGAACCCACGCGTGCATAGCACAAGCGATCTTAAGTCGCACCCCTTAGACCAACTCGGGCATCTCAGCCGATATCTTATACTCGCCGGAAATCTTTAAGCCCATTACGAAAACTTTATATACGTATAATTATATGAAGGTATTGTTACGAAACAGTCCGAAAAGTGAAAAAAAGTACAGGGTCACGTTTGAAGACGGTAAGTCTGTAGATTTTGGGGGTAAAGGTTATTCAGATTTTACTATTCATAAAGACCCTGAACGTATGCGTAGATATTTAGCGCGCCATTCCCGTATGGGTGAAACTTGGAATAAAACGGGTATACGCACGGCTGGATTTTGGTCGAGATGGTTATTGTGGAGTCGTCCTTCTATGCCAGAAGCTAAAAAATACATAACTAAACGATTCGGGGTTCGTTTCACTTAGAAGTAATTTTCCGTTCTGTACATCTTCACGTCAAATGGAGATGAGTTGCCTAATACAGAAACCTGCGTATTATCATATAATTCAGGGCACCCGAGAGTATCCATACAATCACGACCATTATGAGTCACTGGAAGTGAATATATTTGTTCGCCGGTTGTCGACGTGTAATAATTATACCTATCCCTATGCCCCCTGACCTCTTTTCCGTATAGGGGTAACGTTTCACCACCTGGCCCCGATAATAGACCCATCTGCTGCACGTACCCAGGTTTATATTTCTTAATTGGAGGTTTCCTAAATTCGGGTTCGGGTTCGGACAATCGATACTTAATCGGTTCGGGGGTGGGAAGACGGTCGGGAACTCTCATAGCTCGAGACCTATTTTTCCGCGATTGTACCTTTTCCTTATCCATCAGGTACCGCAAGTATCCGATGTACGCCCCGAGAAGTATAACAAGGATAAAACCAATTGCATTCTGAGTAGAACGTTTCATTTTATATAGATTCAGAAATTAAATGTAAATATATATTATTATGGAAAAGGATAAAAAAGCGCGTTTAAAACCCAAGTTCACGTGGTCCCCACAACAAGAACAAATATTGAAAACATGGGGTGAGGCTTCGGCGTGTTACAGATATATGCACAATCACGCGTTCTTAATTTACAAAAAACAAAACATGCAATTTTCACTTCCTGTGATCGTTCTTTCCACAATCACGGGTACTGCGAACTTTGCTCAGAGTTCACTACCACCGAGTGTAAGAGGTGCAGCACCGGCTATCATCGGTGGTCTGAATCTGATCGCGGGTATAATAGCGACTATCATGCAATTTCTTAAAATAAGTGAGATGATGGAAGGGAATCGTGTCGCGTCACTCCAATATGGCAAACTTTCTAGAACGATCCGTCTTGAATTAACACTTCCAATAGAAGAACGGTCATGTGACGGATCCGCGATGATAGACGCGTGTCGCGCGGAATACGATAAACTTATAGAACAATCACCACCAATTCCCTACTTTGTCATTCAGTCGTTTGAAAAACAATTTCCAGACGATAACGGAATTTTCAAACCCGAAATAATGCACATTCAACCTATCGAGATGTTCGTAAGTGAAAATGAATTATCCAACGAACTGAAGAAGGATTTGAGTCAGTTGAGAGGACGCACCGCCGATCAACTTACAGATGTTGTTATAAAATCGATGACAGACGACGAGTAAGATAAAACAGCATGACAAACATAATAATATTAAAGAGTGCAATACAGACTATGACAGGTATAACCTTTCTCTTTATAGGATCTATTATTTTTGTATATAAGGTTTGATTATTAAAGACAAGGTCTAGTGCTTGCTCAGTCAGATCATCCTTGATGGAATCCTTCATTAAAATAATATCACAAAAAAAGGAGCGTCCAATAACGCTGCACACTAAAGAAATTCAACTCCTCGAACAATATGTATCGGAAGGGAAGAATGTTTTCGTGTGTGGACCATCTGGTAGAGGAAAATCGTTTATAGTTTCTGAAGTATTGGGTGACAAGAATGTCGTAGAGTTACAAGCTGACACGTTACATAAGAATCAATTCTCATTCCACGACATATTGAAATCGGGGTCTACTATTTTATTAGATGGTTACGATACCAGTGTGTATTGGCAAAAACAGATTGTGGATTATGTTTCAGATAATGGTCGGGGTGTAAATAAATCCCTCGTGGTGACATCGACATCGGTTCATGTACTCCCATCTTTTGAACTCATAATCGTACCACGTAGAACCCCTGATGAAATTACGTCTCTTCTTCCCGATAATACACGCTCGCGCATAGCTGCTGAAAAATGTGACGGAAATTTATTTAATTTTTACGATTACGTACAAAACTCTGATGAAAAGGATATTTTTAAAACGTCAAAGGACGTCATCGCTGATATCCTATGTTCAATTGGAACTTTTGATATCTCACAAACACTTCACGAACACGGTCACGTATGTGATGTCGTACATGGAAACTACCTAGAATCCAAAGACCATTCGACAGTCGATATAATAAATTCACTATCTATCGCCGATGTATACGATAATGTCATTTATAAAACAGGTTGTTGGGATCTCATGCCATATTACGCGTTGCACGCTGCGGCGATTCCTAAAATGTATTTAGGTAAACCTTTACAGGTAAATGCTATCAAGCCTGGGAGTTCGTGGACTAAGTATGGCAATTACAAAATGCGAAAGAATAAGTTGAAGAGTATCCAGTCCAGGAATACGACTCATTTAGGTGTTGAAGAATTGACTGTCATACGACAATACATTTCAAGTGGACAACTTGACAATGCAATACGATATAAAATTTCCCCATCAGATTTCGATGTCATGAACCACCTAGCATTAGGAAATAAACTGAGACCAACCGAAGTAATGAAAGTTAAAAAGAAAATGCGAAGTTTGATAAATGAGTTCTGAAAACGAGGACGAACACGAAGACGTGACCGCCGAAGTGCGTGTGTCAGGTTGTGACATTTATTATTACGGTGACGTAGACCGCAAAAATGTACTAGAATTCGTAGAAAAATTTAAAGCTTTGGAAGTTGATCTATTGAAAAAAGCGATCGATCTTCCTGGATATGTACCCACGATTAACGTGCGTATATGTAGCGATGGCGGTGATGTGTACGCGGGTATGAATGCTATGGATACGCTAAAGGGTTCACGCGTGCGCGTACACACGTATGTTGACGGTGTATGCTGTAGCGCCGGGACATTTATTCTACTAGGTGGATCGAAGCGGTATATGGGTAGGCACGCATACGTACTCATTCATCAACTGAGTTCTGGGTTCATGGGTAAGTATAATGAATTGCGAGACGAACTAAAGACGTGTAAGAAGCTTATGAAAACTGTTAAAAAATTATATAAAACTGAAACGGATATTCCCAAAGACGTCCTAAATGATATGATGTCACGTGACATCTACATAAACACGGAAGAATGTATTAAATATGGCGTTGTTCACGAGATTTCTTAACCTTCACATAACGTCTATAGAGAACAATCATACATATCAGTAAAACAATTACACTGAGTGTATTCATATTGAATGGAATGGTCGTGAACGGTTGGGGTTTAAGTCTCTCCATGCGTTCGCGATTTATAACCAATAAACCGGACATCTATTTAAAGTTGAGAATTTATTTATTCATACAATGGAGCGCCTTATCAGACAAGATAAACATGGTAACAAGCGCTACGTTGACATCAAAGTCGAAGATCTAGGAGATGGAACTGCGGACATCGTGAAGATTTCTGGTGTTGAAGGAAATGACAAGTTTTCTGAGTCACGAATCAATGTCAAAACTGGTTATGAAAAGGCTCTCAAGAGAGCCCAAACCATGTGGAACAATGAGCATATTAAGTGCAACCAAGTGTTGCCTATGCTCGCCAATAAATGGGAAGATCGTAAGAAGTATATCAGTCAACCTTTTTACGTTCAACCCAAACTTGATGGTGTCCGCCTACTTGTCTCTAAGGATGGGGGTATCTCGAGGACTGGTAAGATTGTACCTGGAACTGAGATTCTTGGTAAGGGACTCAAGGAGGGTCAATATGTCGATGGTGAAGCGTTTGACTCAAACATGACATTCGAAGAACTTACAAGCACTTTCAAGACCAACCCCTTGAAACTAAAGTTCTATGTGTTCGATTTCTTTGATTTGGGGAAGATTGATATGACATTCGATGAACGCTGGGATAAGGTTAAGTCTCTTAGTAACCCCCATTACGAGTATGTGAAGACTACACTCGTCATGTCGCGAGACCACCTCACCCATATTCATAAAAGCCACGTCGAGGAGGGTCACGAGGGTACAATGATTCGAGACAAGGACAGTGTATACGAAGTGGGTCAGCGAAGCAATTACCTTCTGAAATTCAAAGATTTCCAGACGGAAGAATTTGAAATCACCGGCGCCAACACGGGGAATGGTCGAGATGCGAATGCTGTCGTTTGGGTGTGTAAAACTAAAGATGATCAACAGTTTACTGTTAGACCAGAGGGTACAATCGCTCAACGTGAGAAGGACTACAAGAACCATAAAAAATATATTGGAAAGATGCTCACCGTGCGTTTTCAAAATATAACAGCCGGGGGTGTACCAAGATTTCCGGTTGGAATTGTAATTAGAGATTATGAGTAATTGTATTGTAATGAATCGCATCGCCATTGACATTGACGAAGTTCTCATGCCATTTGTAAAACCTATGGCAAAATGGCGAAATTTATCTATGCCGACTAAGTCTAAATATGGTTACATTTATAGTAATATGTTCAAAATCACAAACGACGAATCGTCGAAAATGGTACGCGAATTTTACAATTCGGAGACGTTTCAGAATATAAAACCTTTTGACGACTCTGTTAAAGCGATCAAAATGCTTCGCGAAGAATACGATAAAATATATATTGTAACCGGGCGACAAAATTGTGCTAGAAATGCAACTGAAAAATGGATCGATACACACTACCCGGGATTATTTGATGACATCATATTAACGAATAGTTTTACGAATCACGAAGTATTTAAATCGGATATATGTACATGTCTAAATATTGGTACCATCATCGACGATAATGATGTAACATGCGCACTTTGTAAAAATGTAGGTGTAAAACCCATACACTTCGCTGGTTACGATGGTGTGAATAAATACCCGTGGTGTTACATGAACACTGATAGCATTTTAGGATGGTCGGAGCTTTTGGAAAGAAAATGATCCTAAGTATAAATTATAATAATCCTATGATAGGAAAAGATATGTTCGCTGCCAGATTGCCTATACGAACGATTAATTACTCGCGAGCGAAAAGATGTAATACCAAAACTACGTCTTACTATTCATATGATACTACGAATAGTAAGTCGTTGGAAGAGATTGATCCCAAGATACGAATGTTTCATATCTTGGCGTTCATAAGAGAGGGGGATCTGGGTGTGTATTCGGTAATGTCAAAAAATGATGACGACGTTTCGGAGAATTGTATAATCGCATTCAAAACGTTCGAAGATGCGTTTCGTTACAAAACGTTACTCGAGGCAGAAATCCATTTACCCCCTTATGTTCAATTTGCATCGAGATTTGAACTCGAACATATGTGTGCGGTGGGTAATTATAAATGTCGCGTCGTCGACGAGGGTGTACTTATTACACCGCCCACAAATACGTTAAAAATTACAGATTGGGAGCGACGCTCGGCACTTATGAATGGGCAATGGTCGGTAAATGATAAAGAAACCTAAACGATACTATCTTTCGTTGACTCACGCGTGACACATGGATGTGAACTCATGTCATACACATTTCTAAATGAATGGAAACACGTGCTACAGCGAACAGTACCGTAATTTGCGTTTAAACGTACGTTCAAATCTCTTATATCGTGAGACCCCATATGCTTGACGAGTGATTCCATATTATTGCACTGTTTACAACATATATCACACGAACATAGGAACGGTTTAGTAAAATCGTCACTTTGCGTGGATACCGCGAAAAACTTTAGACACATCACACTTGTTATATTTAATTATTTTATTGTAGGAAACACGCGATTGAACATGTTCACAACTTCCATTAAAATTGCCGTCTGCTGTGACATTACGAGTAGTTTGGCGCGGTCCGTCTTCGGCGATATATCACCGTACCCTACCGTACTCATGGTGGTGAACGAAAAGTAAAACGGATCTAATGCACTCTTAAAGCCGAACTCTTTCGCTGGTACAGACGAATATATCAACCCATACAATAACGTGATTATCAGAAGACCTAGTATTTTCGGCTTCATAATATATTCTATACATATATTATAATATGGACACCCAAACCCTAGGACTCCTGTTATTGACGCTTATCTTAATATTCGCGTTGATACAGAAGCGTCGAGTGAACGATGTCGATTTTAAATCCTTCTTACTAACTCTACCTTCATCTACGAAGCGCCAAGAAACCTTCATGAGTCACTATAATAGTAATATACCACTCGAAATCATATATGGTAAGGATACCAAATCCGTTGAAAATGCGACGAAGTATAAAAAATATGTGAAACCCGAATATTTTAACGAGGCCCTCGAAATGCATTATGATTCTGTAAAGAAGCGACCCGATATTACATACTTTAACATGGGTGCGATTGGCTGCTACATGGGACACATGGAGTTTTACAAGAGATGTTTTGATCAGAATATTAAATACGCCCTCATGTTTGAAGACAACGTAATTATCCTGAATGACGAATTTTATAAAAAGGTACAAGGTGTGATCGACACTCTCGGTGATGATTTTGAGATATGTTTTTTCCATTGTCTGTCCAGGTACCCCGATGGTAAGATCGGTAACGGTGTAGAGCGCGTAAAGTGGATCACGAGCATGAAGTGCTATCTTGTACACGTAGATAATATGAAAAAGTATTACAAGTACTTTTTCCCTATCGACAATCACGTCGATTTAAAACACGAAGATATAATAGCTGCAGGAGCCCGCGTATATTATAAGGATTTACGTAAGCACATGAAAATTGATCGAAGTGGACCGAGTACTATAGGACACAGTGATTGGGGTAACAAACAATTCTTTTCAAGGCAATTTCCTTCGGAGACACCCGATATTCTCAAGGGTGGGTATTAAAAAATACATGTATATATAAATGTCAGACGCGAATAAGTTTATCGGAATGTTGATGAATTCTAGAACACAGACACACTACTTCCATTTACACACAAACTCATACGCTCAACATAAGGCCTTACAGACGTATTACACCAATATAGTACCACTCATAGATACATACAGCGAAGTGTATATGGGTAAATACTCGAAGATCAAACCACCCAAGTTGAACAAACGTTTTCTTTCTACACCAGAACTGGCCAATTCTTACTTCAAGTCACTGTTAGCGCGCATGAAAGCGATGAAACTTCCCAAGGATAAACACCTTCAGAACATTCACGATGAAATCGTCACGCTCATTAGACAAACGATGTATATGTTAAAACTTAAATAAATCATTTCTTCATGAGTTCATGAAGACGTTTTATGAATTCCCTGTCTCGTCTAATTTTAGGATCCGCTGCGATTAGACGAAGCAATTCAGCAGTTGGTATTTTGGGGGCATTTCCGCGGGATTTGGGAACTTTTTTGAGTTTTGTCTTTACGTTCTTCAATTCTTTAACAGATGGCATTTAGTATATATTAGAAAAATAATATTAGAGAATACTAAATGCAATATAAAGATCTAAAGAGTAAAGCTAGAATACTTGGCATTCGTCTAACCAAAACCGTAAAGGGAAAACGTGTCCAACTTTCACCCTCTGAACTTCGCAAGAAAATTAGCATGAACTTTAATGATACTGTGAGAAATGCTCAAAGAGTTATTAAAATGTGTAAAACTATAGTTGCAGTACCGGCAACAGTGTCGCGCTCCAACAATGTAGTACCACTAAAACCCCAGACTCGACCTCCACCACCTCCGCCACCTCCACCACCTCCACCACCTCCGAAGCCTCTAATTAGTAATGGACGCGCTAAACTTATGGCCGAACTGAAAAATACCATAAAAAAGAAGGGTTTAAAACTTAAATAACGTCCAAACTTTTACGACTCGTTTTTGCACGAGACATACCACTTATCCATCTAGATATAGATCTATTATTGTTAGTATCAGATGACTGATCGTCTGAAACAATTATACTTAACCCGTTACATACGTCTGGTTTGGTTTCTTTATCTGGGAACGCATTGTTAAAACTCTTAATCGATATTTCTGGAATGTCCGGCGCTTCAGATAATAACCGATCGTATTCTTCGCGTGATTTTGTCACGAACTCAACAACGTCGACTCGATGTTTCGTGTCCAGGGATAACTCCATGTCAATACTTCTGTAAAATTTGGACCACTGTACACACATATTAGAGTGTGTCTCTATCATTGTTGAACTTTGACTAAATTTACTTATGGATGTTAAAATACCTCCCATCACATTCAAAAACGCAAAAAAGTATTGAATTAAAATGATACGAGTGTGTGTTTCGTCGCTCACATTGTCACCACCGCTAGGATTTAGAACCGCGAACCCCCCAACTCCAGTTATACTCGCTATGATGATACTAGGATACGATAGATAATCATTCTGACGCTTGAAATATAGCCTAGCATGATTATGTAACCATCTATATCCCGCAGCTTTTTCAGCCCACTTGACCAACAATTTTTCCTGTTTATCACACCATTTACAATCCGTGGGTGTGCTACTATCACCCATTTAAATTAACCAATATATTTTTCGAGATCCGGAATCATCTCGTTTACCCACCACTTTTTTACTTCGGGATCCCACGAAGCACCCCGAGATTTGACGAAATCCTTCTCATCGTAAGGAACGTTTATATATGTTCGAGTAAATTTACTATGTACTGCGGGCACCCACCTTTTAGCCTCTTCCTCTGTTTTAAATGATTTGTATATCGATCCACTGTATCCATCAATTTGTTCCTTAGCTTCATTCCACGTCGTGTAAATTCCCGGGACGTGACCCTTGACAACCCTGTAGAATTTACCTTTCTTTGTGGTGCCACCCGCACTTTCAAAGGCTAATCTATCAACTTCTTCATTTTTGGGGTCGCCGTTGTGCGCCTTAACCCATTTCCAATGAACTTTTTTTAACTTATTACGAGCTTCGTCGATAGCAATCCATAAATCTTTATTTTTCACCGGTGCACCCGTGGAAGATATCCATTGATTCTGTTTCCACCCCACAATCCATTTACTTATCCCATTCCTCACATACTGACTGTCTGTAAATATACAGACCTCGTGTATGTTTCGTCTATCACACTCTTGCAGGGCGTTGAGAACAGCCGTCATTTCCATAACATTATTGGTCGTATTTCCCATCTTCCCATTAAGTTTGAAGTCCTCTCCTATGGCACCCCAACCACCGCGCCCCGGATTACCCAAACAACTTCCATCTGTATAAACTTCGTACATAGATACGTCACGCGCACTCTTTTTATTTATAATCATAACTTAGGATTATATGTGTTTCTCAATCGTATCACCGTGTGCAGCTTTCAGGAAGATACATGTAAGATTGCCCCATAAATCCATCGACAAATTAAGGGATATCAGTCATTTATCTTCTGTCAACAGATGGGAATATGCCGGTGGGATCGAATACGACGGGTTTAAATTTAGAGATCCGTCTTATAACACGTCTAAAAAACGTGGAACCATAGAAGCCAAGGATATTGATAGATTATGGAACTCAAAAATAACGTACCATACACACACCGGGTACGTACATCACGAATGCAATGTCAATGAAAATTACCCGATATTTACAACACTTCCCAGTGAATCCGATCTTGAAATGTATATAAAGGGGTTCCCGCGGTTACAAACTAATATAATATGCGACACTCATGGCTATTATGTGATAGATATATTACACGCAGTCGACAATAATACAGTACCGTTACCCGAAGCTGTCAACGCGTACATGAGAAAACTACGCCAAGAACCTTTTATGCGGATTCATGCATTCTCTGACGAAGGGTACGAATATTTTCACACGACGCTGTCAAATTGGAAACGTTACATAAATTCGGGGGTCCACGACGACATGTTGAACAATTTCGGCATTTCTATTCTATATTACGGGTACAAAGATCAACCACCCATGGTAACATTAATGAAAGAAGTATAAAGTGATTCGACGCAATACATGTACATGTTCACTATCACGTGCAAATGTATACACTCTCCTCGCGCGACCCCAAAGTATAACGGGCAGAGGCGTCAGCACCCACAAAAAAATATTCCACCTCCTGTCATCAGTGAATCGAATAAGAGAATTAAATGTCTTCAGAATCAAGTTAATGAGGCGAAACAGATGAACGAAAAGTTGAAAAGGTTGGCCGTATGGAACCTGCGATCTACCAAATCGGCGCTTAAAGATGTAGAAGAGATGCTCACAATCCTAGAAGATTTATACGGAGATGACGCTACCGAATAAAAGATTTCACGACTTGAGACTCCAACGTCCTAACTTAGGATTTCTAATCAATTTTAAATAGCATTAGTACTATGCATTTTAAAATTGAGTTTTATATTTTTTTAGAAAACTGAAACTAAATGTTTAGTTGGAGAACGCGAGGCCACCCATACCCGACTGGATACGAAGGACGTTGTAGTTGACCGCGAACATGTTAAGGTTGGTCGCGACAGCGCCGGCCTTGGTCTTGATGGCAACCTGCGCGTTGTCGATGCGGGAGAAGTTGCAGGTACCGGTGGGCTGGTGCTCCTCGGGCTTGAGCGCGAAGGAGTACGAGTATACGCCGGGGAGAGGCGAGCCGGTGTGGTGGTTGTAGGCCTGAACCTGGTTGAAGTACTTACCGGTCTGCTCCTTGAAGCGATCCTGACCGTTAAGCACAAGCTTGAAGGTCTCGACGGGACCGGCGAGTTCCTCGGTCCAAGCACCACCCTCGGAAGACGCCTTGAGGAGGGGGGCACCGGTCATCGACGTAGCGACGAAGCAGTTACCGGAAGTGGCACCCGCCGAAACGTTGGACGCGAGGACGACGTCGTTGGTCGAGGTGAAATTCCACAAGTTGGCACGGGAGACAGAACCCTGGTCGGCGCACCACACAAGCTCCTTAACGGGGTGGTTGTAGGAGAGGCGGATCTGCTTGGTCTGACCGGCGACCGCCATGGCATCAGTGCCGGTGTGCTGAACCTGCTCGATGAGGTACTCGTGACCCTTCTGCGCGAAGCGGCGACGCTCCTCGGTGTCGAGGTAGATGTAGTTGGCGTAGACCTTGAAAGTGGAACCGTCAGTGTACTGGTCGAACTCGGCGGAGAGGTCGAAGTCGAGGCGGACCTCGTGGTACTGGAGCGCGATGAGGGGAAGCGCGAGACCGGGGTTGCGGTTGAAGAAGAAAATCAGAGGGAGGAAGATCTGACCCGCGTCGGTACCGGGGGTGGTGAGCTTACCCCAAGACGCCTTCTTGGACTCGTCAAGGTAGAGCTCGGAGTACAAACGCCACCAGCGCTGGTAGTGCTTGTCGATGCGCTGACCACCGATGGACAGTTCAACATCCTTGATGGCACGCTCAGCCGCGAAGCAGGTATCATCGGCGGCGCCGGTGATTTCCGCGAGACCAGCCTTAGCCTTGAGCTCGACGTACATGTCGGCGACGAGGTCACCGTTACGCGCGACGGTCACGGAGACGCGACCGTTGTCAGCGGGGTTACCGTTGACGGTCTGCTCGATGTTCTCCATCGCGAAGTTGGTGTGACGCTTGTACACAGCCTGAAAAAAAGTTACAGCGGGGTTGCCGGTCAGGTAGACATCCTGGGCACCGTAAGCGACGAGTTGCATGAGACCACCGGCCATTTTGTTTGTTGTACTATACACCAACATTTTTTTTCAGCGCGAAAAAACATGCACCATTTTTCCTGTGTGTACATAAATGTCTACCGCTCCTGTAAAGAATGACGAATCTGAATATGAGTCCGAGTCCGAGTCCGAAACTGTGAATGAGGGTATGTCTCAGTTGAACGAAGATGATATAGATGTCGAAGAGATTCTAAGCGAAGATGACGAAGAGGATATGGATCCTACCGCTGTGATGGCTGAAATTCTTGAAGCGGCCCTGATCACACCCGAGGGTGAAACTATCTGCAGCGCCGTCATAAATATGGGACGACAACTTGAGATGCAAAATAAAATTCTCGTCAAACTTTTGGCGACTCTTCAGAAAAATTGAGCTTAGAAAAATGACCCCCTATTATAGAAAATGTCGGAGGGCACTCACTTCATCAGCGAAAATGCTGGGTACGAGGAAGCAAACAGTGCCATGAGGACAAATGAAATTAGGTCCTTCAGTGACGAAGAGATCAAATTCTTCGTGAATGAATTAGAACGGTTATGGAAGATTAACGAACATAACGACCAATATCTTTCATACCGTATCGGATATGATAATTTTTTTACCAAAGACGAACTCAGTGAGGACGGACTACCCACAAGTGTGAATATCGAAAAAGTTTGTACTAAATATAAAAACGTTCGTGACGGTCTATGTGAGCTGTATCATCGGGCTGAGAGTCTAAACCTACTCGAGTTCGAGTGTGACAACGAAGACGTCAAATTAGCCACTAGAATTAACCGCCTGATCGATCAGGTTGATGATGCCTGGCAAATCGTGTTTAGAAACGCTCGTATTTATGACCGGGTAAACAACCCTACATACGTTCCTATTAACCCTGAGTCTGACCCATCTCTCTTCCGCGTTTCTACCATGGATAATGTTCAAGAGCTTTCCCCCTTTCAACAAGCGATTTTACAGACACTTCGTTATTTGTACGATCATGATACCAAAAGGTACAAAGGACAATGTTGCACAGAAATTAAGACCTCAACGGGTGCTTCTACAAGGGCGTGGAAACCCGTACAAACGATTCAAGAGTTTGTATACGGTGTCGGTAAAAAGGAGACCCAATACGAGTTGTGGAAAAATTTGACGTCTCGCGGTACAGCTCATAGAGATGTTATCACATATCTCACGAATTGTAACGATATGCAATTTCCCGATATCATAAAAAACCGAAACGTGTGGTCGTTTAACAACGGTATTTTCATCGGTAAAGAGTGGTCTGAAAAGATGGGAAATTACACGTCTAACTTTTACACGTACGAATCACCTGAATTCAAGGCCCTTGACCAGTCTATCATGAGTTGTAAATACTTTGATCAAGAGTATACCGATTATTCTCACGTCGAAGATTGGTATGATATTCCTACTCCACACTTTCAGTCTATTCTGGACTATCAGAATTTTGAGGAGGACGTATGTAAATGGATTTACGTCCTCGGTGGTCGCCTCTGTTTCGACGTGAATGACATGGACGGTTGGCAGGTGATCCCTTTCCTGAAGGGTGTAGCCCGCTCTGGTAAATCGACCCTGATTACGAAAGTGTTTAGAAAATTCTATTGCACAGAGGACGTTCGCACTCTTTCGAACAATGTTGAAAAGAAATTCGGTTTGTCGTCTATTTACGACGCGTTTATGTTTATCGCTCCGGAAGTCAAAAACGATCTAGCACTCGAACAGGCTGAGTTTCAGTCGATTGTAAGCGGTGAAGACGTATCGATCGCGGTGAAACACGAGAAGGCGAAATCGATGGAGTGGACAACGCCCGGCATTCTCGGTGGTAACGAAGTGCCTCATTGGAAAGATAACTCTGGAAGTATTCTACGACGCATTTTGACGGTCAATTTCGGTAAACAGGTGAAGAATGCCGACCCGACACTTGAAACGAAACTTGAAGGTGAACTTCCTGTCATTCTTCAAAAGTGTGTACGCGCGTACTTGATCTACGCACAAAAGTACGCTGATAAAGATGTATGGAATGTCGTACCCGAATACTTCAAGAAGGTGCAGAAACAAGTTGCACTCGTGACGAGCCCTCTTGAAAACTTCCTGCAATCGCACATGGTCAAATTTGACGAGAATGCTACATGCCCCATGACAGTATTTCAGGATGCATTCAACAATTTCTGTGTGTCAAGAAACTTGGGTAAAAAGACGATTAATTATGATACGTACATAGGACCGTTCAGTCAAAGGGATATCACAGTCTCAGTCGATTCGAGACTACACAATGATATGATGTACGACGCACAGGAATTTGTAGTGGGTCTTGATGTAGTCGTGTCTCTGAACAATTAAAATGTATGCGTAAAATATATGGGACAATTCGATCACTTCATAAATAATAATGACATACCGTCCATTAACGAGGTATTGAGGTCCGAGCCATACCTGACCAATGCTAATAGAAGTACATTACGTCGGGCACACGTGCGGGATAACACGAAAACATACGACAAAATATCAAACACCACGCAGGCGAGATTACAGAATGCGAATATCACACAGCTTGTCGTGAGTCCACTCCAACTCGGGTTCTTCAATGCTATAGTAAATAAGGATTTCGATACAAAGTCGACGCGTGTCAACCTAGAAAACGTCATTAATAAACCACTCCCTAATCGTACTCGTTTGCCTGGAACGAGTTTGGATATCGAAGTCACAAATGTTAAACTGGTGTATGGTCGTTACACTGGGGGTGTAGAGCGTTCCAAGAATGGTTTGGTTGGAAAATTCAACCCGTCTGTGAACTATTTCATGGCGCAGATAACTGCATCTGTTTATGATGGCTCTACTCGCCAAGGTGTGAATTTCCGTATTTACAAAAATGGTAAAATACACTTTTCTGGGGGGTTCATGAATAATGACATCACGCATGCGGGAAAAATACAAAAATACATAGTAGACAATCTCACGAATAGAGAGAACTTTTTATACAATTCAATTATTTACAATAACATCACGGGGCAGTTCAAAATTAATGGGTCTTTAAATTTAACAAAAATAGCTGTAACATTCGCGAAGAGTGGTAAAGTCCAATACGAGCCCGAACTTCAAGCGTCACTGCGTATGGAATATAAAGGTCGTATCTTCCAGTTGTTTACCTCGGGTGTCGTGCAGATATTGGGAGTTATCACCAACGCTGATATGCTCGCGTCTTATGATATCGGAAAGAATATGGTGAAAGAATTGTTGGTGTTGAATTGCATTCGTCTCACGAGTGTCGATGTAGATGCTCGTATCACAAAGCGGCGTGCGGCGAAGGTTGTCGCCACCAATAAAAGTACAAAAAACATCGACTACAACAAGAACAAGAAACGAATTGTAATTTCAAAGAAAATGTGTATGGCTCATTCGAAACCGGAACTCATGTCATTGGCGAAAAAACTCGGTATAATGAATATTAAACCGACGACCACAAAAGCGGCTTTGTGTGACCTCATAAAAAAGCGCGTATACGGAGACTTCAACGTAAACGGTCACCCATGCAAGTCTCATTCAAAGGATTATTTAACTACCGTTGCCATGACAAAAAATATTTCTGTATCTGATGCAGACACTGTTAATACACTGTGTAAAAAATTGAACATGCCTCCACCCGTCGAACGTCCGAAGAAAAAGGTTGCCGAGGCTAAGAAAGTTACACCCATTAATTATAAAAAACGCGGTTTAAATAATGAAAGTGTGAAGGCTAATATTAAGAAATTATACGGAAATAGATGGTTAACGAAGTATAAGAATGTCATGCAACCACTTAACAAAAATGTCATTGAGATGCAAAAAATTATCAACTCCTTAAATCTTAAAAAGAATAAGAAGGGTGTACCTTTCAAGAAGGGTGTGAATCAGGTTAAGAAGGCGACTGTACAGACGTGGAAGGTGCAGCGAAAAGTTGAATTAAATAAAAAATTGAACGATTTAAACAATGCATTTGCTAAAAATCTAGAAAACTTTATGAACGTCGCGACACCTTCCCCCCCTAAGAAAAACAATAAACAAAAGCGTTTTCCAAAAGGTACACGAGTTGAACAGCTTTAAAAGGAGTGTGCCAATAGCATATATGGAAGACCCGAGAGAGATATTTCTCAGGGTCGCGAGAGCGAAAGGTTCTATTCAGATAGACGAAGCATGTAACACGAGTGTTAATATTAAAGAACACATTCTAAACACTATTTTTTACGTCATAGTTGATTACATCAAGTATGAACGCGAAACGCATGAAGAAGGGTTTGGGCCCATAGAAGCGACGTATTTTTGCACGAACGACTTTATGAACTCGGAAGATGCTCGAAAATGGATAGATGAAAATACATCTGGAGACGATCTATATCTGATCATGTATGTCTTTGATAATTGTCATCTAATGTACAGCTCGAAACATAGGCGCGCACTATTGTATCTGATCAACATGTTATATTTCGATTTATGAGCTTTGTCGGTTCAGAAATCTGTTTTAAATGTATTGTGTGGTATGAGAAATCGTAACCAGTGAACACTTTTTTTATTTTATCTGAAACCGCGAATCCTTCATATTTCATAGAGACCCCTTTACAAACCGACTCGTGCTCAACTCGTAAAAAATTATCTTCAAGCATTATGAATTCCTTCAGTCTTTCTGGAGGCAGTCCATAAGACTTCATTTTTTCAAACATTTTCTTAGAATTACCATTTGACAAGTGAAAATATTCCGTTTTGAAACCAAGGTGGGATACTTGTGACTTGTCGTTAACGACAGACGTCGTTGTCATGATGAAAAATATCATCACGACTAGCCATATAAGCATCATTTATTAGTATCCAAGATATTAAAAAGATCTTTAATTTTATATAACATGTTGAACAGTTGGCGATCATCCCTAATAGTCTTGGGATCGATAATTTCCATCTCGATTTGGTAGACAACGGGGTCTTCGCTGTCCATGTCATGTGTATCACCCATACACGTCGTGAGATCAATACTCAAATTCTTTCTGACAAATGACAGACGCTCTTTCATTTTTTTCTTATCCATTGTGCGTTCCACGTCAGATACGGGTGTTTCTTTGGATACACTGATTCGGAAATCGAAGGGTAGATTTGCGTTATTCTTAAAGTCTTCGTTGTGAATACGATCTTTCTGTACGACCGTCTCATCACCCGTATTCTCGTCGATTGTGATACGCATGTTATCGTTTTCGCGGTAGAATACTTCTTGTGACGTGGATACAATCTTCTCCCACCCATCATACTTTTTTAGACGGCGCATCACTGTGGTGAATACTTCTTTACCCACGTTCGTATCGAACATATTTCCATTGAATCTACCCAATCTGAATTCAATCTCCACATAGTCATCGTTCCTGTGGCGATCGATAACAGGCTTTACTTTGTCGTAAATGTATTGTACGTCCAACATATCAATCTTACAAAGCTGTATTTCTCTAAATAACTTAGGTTAAAGTTTTATGTCGCTTTTAAAAAATGCATGGTTTCTATAACAACGGAAATACATGTTATTTCAACGTAGCGATTCAATGTATGTTAAGTATCGATGAACTGACCGGATATATATTAGAAAACCCATACACTGGCAATTGCGATTTTACTAAAGTATATACGGACTTGGTTCGCATATACTTTAGTAAGGAGCGAGGTACGATAAATATAGATTTTCTCCTTCAACATTTTAGGAATAAGTTTCCTCGTTTCAAGTCGCATCAACCACATGACGCTCAAGATGCTCTATTCTGCATAATAGACCTTATCGAAAAGGAAATCCCCGTACTAAAAAGTGTCATATATGGAAAACGATTACAGTATACTGTATGTCCAAGTGGTACAAAAACGTCTGATGAACTGTTTAGTTTTCTAATTTTAAATAATTCCAACACTCGTCACACCGTGAGTGACATGATCACCCACTCTGAAAAGTGGAACGTGTTAAGTGATTACCAAGATGACAAAGGTGTGACACATAACGTTTCTACGACGAGGACAGCTATAACGGAATACCCGAAGATATTATTCGTATCATTCGACAAAAAACAATTTGTTGAAGTGGACGAATTTAAGCAATACGAAGTATGTGGAAGTATTATTCATCTCGGAACACAAAATGGTGGTCATTACATAACTATTCTAAAACAAAACGACGGTAAGTGGTATCTATATGATGATGACTCGCTCAAAGAAGTTACATTTCCCAAAAAGGCAACTCACCATGTACTCATGTACACGATAAGAAGTCGCTCATCTTGATATCCTCTTTGATATTTACGAGCGTCCTGTAAAATGTCCGGCGACCGTTCGGGTATGTTTTGTCATAACGTCTCTGGATCGGCTTCCACCACATTGGCTCATCTTGGTGCATGTATTGACATTCAATAATCGAATCTTCTTCGATATGTATGCCCGGGGGTACCCATTCCTCGCGTATTTCCGATTCAAAAATCAAATTGCCCCGTTCTTGGACATATAATCGCCAAATCGCACCCTTCTTTTTAAACTGGAAGTCAATCGTATTCTTATCCCTGGGTTTCCATTTATACATGGTTTCGTGTGTTCCCGTTTTAACGGTTTCCATCACGGGAGTAAAGATTAATCCATCAATTTTCTGTTTTACGGTGGGTAAATACACATTCATAAAATGCTCAAACTCCGCCAGTGGGAAGAACTTCTTAATTTTTAGTTTGATTGGATCATACTTCAGAACGGTTAACATTTTCAGTAATTTTTCTATACTTTCGAGGCGGTCCACAAAATTTCTGTTTCCGATGACAGAGCCCGAAACTGTTAGGCAATCGTAAATCATGAACGTGTCTTCATATAGCTCGCCTTCCAATATCGTACCATCATATACCGGCTTTCTGAAATTGAGTGAGCATTCGAACATATCCATCGCCCTATTCAGAAACACACAACGCTTCTTATTCTCAAACATAAACGCGAGTAACATGAATCTGACACCATCAGTCTTTTCACATACGACATACGGATTCTGTTTTAAAGTATTGAAATGTTTATATTCAATAGACACTGGTTGACAACCAGGAAATATACCTTTGACACCCCAGTGCCCCTCCATGAAAGATATCGCATATGTGTAAATAGGATCATCTCTATTTACATATAGACGTTGCATTATGTATTGATTTATAGAATTATTCTTTAAGTAGATTTAATACCAGAAGAATTTATAATATTACCGAAACACTCGTGTGTGTATGTACTTGTCACTTCGGCTGCTGTATACGCAACAATTTTAACACCGCTTTCTTTGAACTTTTCAAACATCGTACTCGACTTAGGTGGTATTTTGATGTTACCCGTACGTCTATCTTTAATTTTTTTGATAATAGATTTATTCATCATGACCCACGCTTTAGGGTCAGTACTCGTGACAGTATACATATCATCGTGTATATGCGCACCGACGGTGGTATCGAAATGCAAGCCGATCTGGTTTATCGGTTCAGATGTTTGCGATTTAACCTTCTTTGTGAACATATCCCAATCGATACCCTCCTTCACACCCGGGAAAATGATCATGTCATACTTATCATTAGTATCGACAACCTTTCCAAGTGCGTTCGTATCAATACTTACACCAAAATCAACAAATAAAATTCGGTCATGCGTTTTTAAACATTCATGAATTTTTTCAGCTTTGGAAAATGGGTCGTCGTTTACAAACACCACTTCATTGAGAATGCCCTTTTGCATACAATGAATATTAAATCGCAAAACCGTATGTAAAGCCTTTACGTGACATGAACGCGATCTCGTAATAATTATAGTCGCGATGCGCATACTACTTCTGTTTAGAATTTAAGCCTTAAGCCTATGTTTTAAACAACCACTAAACGGTAGATTACCTACATGACCAAGCGTAGTGTTAACGTCTGCATAAATCTTACCACCCATCTGTTGCCATCTCCTACAAAACGCGTAATCTTCCGAGAGATACCTCCTCGACACGGGGTCGATCATACAGTCAAATAGAGCGCAATACTCGTCAAAATCTCGATTCTGGTGATCATTCTTACACGTGAGTGTATCTTTGTATTGTTCGTGCATTCGCTCCAACGCGGATCGTTTAATCATCATGAAACCAGTCGGGCCATCGAGAACTTCGACAAACCCGTTTTCGACCGAGCGACGTTGTGCACCTATATTTACGACGAGACTCGATGAAAGAAGATTTGGATCCCTCTTATCGTTTTCTTCCACCCCCCGTTTGACGTTATCCCACATTACAACCTTTTTAGGATAACACGCGACTGACACGTCGTACCCAGATTTTGCAAGGCGGACGACAGATTTGGGATCAAATTCAACATCTGCATCTATAAACATGAAATAATCAGCGTCTGTTTTCTGCATAAAGCGCCCCAGAGAAACATTCCGGGCACGATGTACGAGACTTTCATTTTCGGTAGTATCAATCATTAATTGAATACCTTCTTTTACTAGTTCAATCTGAAGACGAATGAGACTCGACATATATTGCTCGAGACATAAACCCCCGTAGCAGGGGGTACTTAAAAATATCTTCATAACTACATATTATTACAATTTATCCTCTAAGTAGCGTTTTACAATTCCGACTATTTTATTCAAAGTCGGAGTGGATACGGAACATTTCTCACATACTTCCGATTTTGACACCTTTTCACTCAACACCATATATATCACCGCCGCAGCTACACTCTTCGGAGATTTACTCATAAGATCGACACAGTCTTCAATCTTCGCACATTGCTTGTTACATAACAAACGATCTTCTCTGGTTGCGTCAAAATTATTCAGTAGACGCTGCATGACATTAAATGGCATGGTCACGTAGTTTTTTTCTGTCTTCTCATCATCTACAACTTCCATGAACAAGTCCGTTGTCCGACTCATATCTTTCGATTGAATGCCGAACATTTTTGAAATCTCCTCTGTCGTTCTCGGCAACTTTGAAAGTCGACAAGCGTATAAAACACAGTTCGCTTTGATACCAGTGCGCACGGCACCCCTCGTAAGCTTACCTTCGTTAAACTTTTTATATAACGTCTTGGCGTCTTTTAATACAGTCTCTGGTAAATCCCTGCACGCCTCATCAATATCCTTATAAGCGTGAAATAGCGATCTATCCCTGTGATTCATAGAACTATGAAAATTTATTTTTGCCATGCGCTTGGTTTCGTATTTAGAAGAATGACGTGTCTCTATCACGGTACCCTTGCCCCATGCAGCAGAAAACAATTCGTGGTTTGTCGAAGGAATGTTACACCTGGACGGGTCAGTGACACGCCCATCTTCTGAAACACCACTTGTCCATTCGGGTGTGTCATCGATATATGTCGAATCAACGGCACCACATCCCGTACACACCATTCCCTCACGTGTGACAACCTTTTGTTCGTTGCATCTAATGCATGTATAAATATTTACCGGCTTAATGGTTGGTTTATGTAAAATTTGGTCCAGATCGGACCATATAGTAGCCAGTATTCCTGCGTCCATTCTTATGTACACACTCTTTAAAAGATTGGGGAAATGTCGCATACTTAGGTTAGAAATTATGTTCGTCCATCTGAAGACGAGCGCGCTCCTCAATTTGATCAACCATTTCTTTGAATCTCAGGGAACCTGGGCTAGAAGGTTTCCAGCTATTCCACACAGCGTCTATTGTCTCATATCCAGGTGGGAGTTGTATGTTACCCTCGTGCTCAGAGTCTGATACGATAAATCCACTCAGATCCGTCCCATCACTATCAGACTCATCATACATATCGCTATCAGCGTCATTATTCATTTCATCAGAAACGACATACATGTCGTCTTTGACGTGTATAAATATCGTATCACCACCTTGATAATGTTCGATTACACTTTCCACCCTTAATATGTTCGTATCTTCATCGAGCGAATATACATTCGCATCTTTGTATATTAAAGACGTTTCCGAGTAATATTTAACTATCAGGTAGTCACCTCGGTTTTCTTGCACGATCGCATGCATTTCATCTTCCATGTCATCAACGTTTACTAAAATTTTCAACAGGTCACCACTGTGAATTTCTGAAATCACTATCATATCTAAAGATTTCAGACAAAATATATTCATTGCTAATAACACACGCGATGGGGGTAATTATTCTTTCGAAATCTGACTGTAAATACTGTGACTATGCAGAAACGTTATGTAAAAAATTAAATCTCGAATATAAAAAAGAATACGTCGACAAATTACAATTAAAAGAACGGTGTGGACCGGGGGCTGTGTCCTATCCCCAAATTTTTGTAAAGGGTAAGCACATAGGTGACTATTTCGCCTTTGAAGAATACATCGATACTACCGAACACATGCTACTACCTACTCTCTCTCGATTCACGGTATTTCCAATCGAACACGAGAATCTCTGGTCCCTGTATAAGAAGGCTCAGATGTCAAATTGGACCGCTGAGGAGGTTGACGTGTCTCCTGACATGGACGACTGGAAAAAATTGTCTGAAAATGAACGTCATTTTGTCAAATACATATTAGCATTTTTTGCGGGGTCAGATGGCATAGTATTCGAAAACATCAATAATAATTTCGCTGACGAGGTTCAGCTTACCGAAGCGAGATCCTTTTACGCGTATCAATCGCATAACGAGATGGTCCACGGGGAAACGTATAGTAAACTCATCGATAAGTATATCAGGGACTCCAAAGAAAAACGCACACTTTTCGACGCTATACAGACTATACCCCCTATCAAACATAAGGCGGAATGGGCTATGAAATGGTTTGACAAATCCCGAACATTCGCCGAAAGACTCATCGCCTTTGCGTGCGTTGAGGGTATATTCTTTTCGGGAAGTTTCTGTGCTATATTCTGGTTAAAGAAGCGTGGACTCATGCCAGGTTTATGTTTTAGCAATGAACTCATAAGTCGCGATGAAGGGCTTCATCTCGAATTCGCCCTTGAGTTGTTCAAGATGCTTAATTTTAAACCGAGTGTCGAAACGGTTTATGAAATCGTTACAGACGCAGTTAACATAGAGAAGTCGTTCATTTTGGAGGCTCTCCCGTGCAGTCTCATAGGTATGAATTCCGATAAAATGTCCGAATACATCGAGTATGTCGCGGACAGGTTACTTAAACAGGCGGGGTTCGATAAAATCTGGAATACACAAAATCCCTTTGATTTTATGGAAAATATTTCCCTTGATGGCAAGACTAATTTTTTTGAAAAGCGTGTAGGGGATTACGGTAAAATGGACGAAACAACACCAATTTCATTCGACGAAGAATTTTAATTGAAAGTGACGTCCCTCCCGTCGTCGAGTTTACACTTAGCGATCGCCTTACCCTTTTTAGCAGTCTTAAAAGATATAGGTGCAGGAGCATCTAATCCAGAGTTGAGATCCATGGGAGTATATATTTTACCACTGTCACGGATTTCAATCGGCTTTTCTTTCATACCAGGTTTAGGGGGTTCGACGTCAGCCATGCGAACGACAGGTTCAACACCGGTCGTACTGGGAGTGGATACGTCATTCATGAGACCGGGGCCGATGCGCATAGGGCTCGGGCCTACGGCTGCAAATTCCTCGTCGTCGGAATCAGAATCGTCGTCGGAATCGGAATCGGAATCAGAATCGGAATCGGAATCGGAATCGGAATCAGAATCAGAATCGGAATCGGGTTCCGCTTTGGGTGCTGGACCTATAGCCTGTACACTCGCCCCCGGTTCATACGCTTCGGACTTTACGTTCATCATGCCCCAAGTGACAAGCATGAATACTATAGTGTGGAGAGCGAGACCACGCATGGTGGGGCAACCTGTAGGGCTAGAAACCCAAGAACCGAAGACCCGGCGCATGATACGAAAAGTGTCAGGGTTCGCGATTATAAAGAAAACGAGTGCTGACATGATCGAAATCATTAGCTTTTGTTCCTGCTTTTTACCGTCGCAACCACAACCACAATCTTTGAAAAGGCCCATTATGTTTTGTTAATGTATTCTGAGAAAAAAAATATACTTAAAGTTTGGTCTCGTATATAAGATATAATAAGTATGTCCACCATCATTCAGCGTTATGAAAATTTCGATGCCTCTTCTGTTGTTTTCTCCAAGATGAAAAAGAACAAGAACGGTGGCAAAACCGTATACATTAACGCACTAGGCAACAAGAAGATGTATTTGCAGCTTCCTTTCCTTCGCTCTCCTTTCGGGTTGAGTGCATTCACTGATGAGACGACAAATAAGACGTCCTACTCACTGGATCTATCCTTCGACAAGGATAATGAGTCTGCCATGGAACTTATGGAGAAACTCCAAGGCCTCGACACTCGAATCATCGAGACTGTCGCCGAAAACTCTAAGGAGTGGTTGGGTAAGCAGTATAACATTGATGTGATTCGCGAGGCGCTCTACAAGCCAATTGTGCGCCAGGGTAAGGAGGAGTACCCTTCTACTATGAAGCTCAAGCTCATTACCAAGACAGATGGATCTTTCCTCGCCGAGGCGTATGACATGTCTCAGAAATCGATGCCCCTCGAAGGTATCGAGAAGGGTCAAAAGTGTATGTGTATTGTTGATATCAACCAAATTTGGTTTATCGATAACAAATTCGGTGTGAGTGTGCGCCTTTCGCAAGTATTGTGTGAGCAGTCGACAAAGCTCCCTTCGTTCGCGTTCCAGGGCGTTGACGGGGTTTCGCCCGGTGAAGAGAATGATGCAAGTGAGGAAGATGAGGAAGAGTGTGAGATTGATGAGTAGATATAGTTATTTTTCTTAGTTATTAATATGAAATCGAATGTTCAGAACAAACTAAAAGCCCCTTGTCAACCGACAAAACATTTCAAACCCCTAACGAAAATAGGTCAAGGTGAATACGGTGTCGTATATAAGGGGTGTTTAAATTCCGAATGTAGGAGAATACTCGCCATTAAACAATCCTCTAATTCTCTTCAGGCTGAGCATAATATCACGAACCGTCTAAAAAATATGGGTGTAGCCAACGTGTATGGACTTGAAAAATGTAATACTGAGGATTTTATGTATTCTGAATATCTTGACGGGCAGCCATTTGATAAATGGATCACAAAAGAGCGACCAAATGCTGCAGTGATGAAAACAGTCCTGAAAAAATTAATTCATATTCTGAAATCGTTGCGTAAAAGTCACCCGACGTTCAGACACAATGATTTACACACGGGGAACGTGATGGTTGTTAATGGAGAACCACGACTCATAGATTTTGGAATGTCCGCTATCAACGGTATACCCAATCCCGAGATTAACAATCATGGCAGTTTAAAGACTGATTACGGTATTTTTAGGGGTAACCATAAGATGTACGATATACATTTTTTCTTAAACTCTTTATTCTCGAATATCCATAGATCGAAAATGACTGTGGAGTATAAGAGTGTTGTAGATTTCATTAAGAGGGTCTTGACGAATAAGTATATCGGACCTTCAACTAGTAAAGTGTCTAATTTCAGGCTTAAATATAACCAGACACACGCAGATCTTCCCACATTTGATGAAATTTTGAAAGATCAATATTTTACGGGTGTCACACCAACTAAAAAAATGAACACTGTATTGAAGATGATCGGTTCTACCCGTCGTCCACCCTCCGTACCGATAAAACTGAAACCGAAATCTCCGAAGGCTTCAGTTACACCCAATAAGTCTGCCAAGGCTTCGGCCATGAAAAGAGCTGCCGCAATTTTGGCCACTCGTAAAGATACGAAGCCTGTAAAGAAGAGACCTGGACTTACCAGGACGCGGGCTAAGCCACTATCGAAATAAATCTATCGTATTCGTTAAATCCGAATATCGTAGATTTAAAAATGTTGTATACAGTATAAAATGATTTACTGGTTTATTTTGTTCGGGTTGAATGCATTAATTCTGATGAACATGACACCAACATCGAAGAAATCAGTCTCGTTCGATGACAGTGAGAAGTGGACAATTTACGGTTCTAAAGGGTGTCCGTGGTGTATCAAGCAGACGAAATACTTTGAGAAGTTAGGTAAACCGTATAATTTTGTCGATTGTGATAGTACAAAGTGTCCCGATTTTGTAGAAGGATATCCAACTCTTAAAAGCTCGACAGGTGAGATACACAGTGGATTTACGAAGGTGTTCGAGGGGGTCGACAAAGCCACGGGTGCGTGGAAAATGTATGGATCTCGGTCGTGTTCGTGGACGAACAAACAGATCGCGTATATGCGTAAACACGGTAAACAATTCACTTTCGTCGATTGTGATACCGAAGAATGTGAAGGTATAAACGGATACCCTACACTAGTTTCACCCGAAGGTGAAGTTCATAACGGGTACACTGAAATTTAAAGGGTGCGGAAAATGTTAATAGTGATCGAAAGTAATAACGCGTCACTGAACGTTTTGATAGGCTTGAGAATGTTAATGTGGGGAACGAGTGAGTTATTCCACGTGAAACGAATAATGAACGTGGTTATAAGAACCACGAGCACGAATGTCAGTATTTCGAGTATAATATCCTCGCGTTTCCTGGACTTTACAATTTCCCTAATCATTTATTACAGTGCAATATTTTTTTCTGATGATAATATATGACTAAACGTCCACCGCCAAATGGTTCTGAGCATGTGTTCACGACTAGGAAATGGGGTAGTCCGAAAGGAAAGGTAAGTAATAATTGTTACGCCTATGCAGTTAATGATTATAAAACAAATAGGTTGTGGAAGGCTCAACCGGGTGAGCGAGCGAGTATGAATAAGAATAATAACACGTACGTGAATTGTGGGACCCTTCCAAGATTAGTCAAGGCTGATAATCCAGACAAAGTGTATATGGTAAAGGCGGGTGAGAAGTGTAAACCTTCATATTACAAAATCATGATGTTCGTAGCAACATGTAAAAAATCTAATTATTTATGTCAAGGAGACTTCCACTTTTATAAGCAGCACAATAAAACTGAATATAAAGTAAAAAAAGGTGACACACATGAAAGTATCGCAAAATTTTTTAAGGTTCCTACTCTTCGCGTAAAACGTGCTGCTACTAAATTGATACCCGGACGTGTCATCGTCTTCAAGGCTGACTTTTTTAGCCATAAGCGGGGTTGGGGTGGTGATCCCATCGTCACGGGAGCTACGGGTAAGCTCATTACAGATCCCCGCACAACATCTCGAAAATACCCGGGATTAAATTATAACAAGTACTGTAGCTCATTCTGTGTCAAGAATCGCGGAATCAAAGTCGGACATACTCACACCAAAATCCGAAAGTAAACTTTCCATGTCCATGGGTGTATCTATATCGAAAAACACGTCTAAAATATCAAGCGCCACAACGTCTGATAATAACAAGACATTAGATGTCTGTTGTATGTTATTATGAACCGTCAATTGTACTTTGAAATTTGTACCGTCAATGATTTTCCTACATGTTGGACACGTCTGGTTACCTGTTTTTTTCCATTTCTCTATACAGTGGGAGTGAAACAAATGACCACATCGAGTAGGTTTATTTGTTCGCGTTTCCCTGACTGTATTGAGACATATGGCACATGTTGTCATTCCTAGCTAGTACGACGAGATTATTTTACACATTTTTACTCAATAAATTTTGGACAAATTCATCGTACTGTCACACATTCCGCAGGGCTCCGCGCGCTTTTCAGTCTTCACTACCTGAGGCCCATTCCGTTGAAGAAACTTGCGGTACGAATAGTTATCTTCAAACCTGATACCATTCTTCTCCATGAGATAATCGTTATATAACTTAGACGAGTTGTTTATAGTGAAGCACCTACCGTCGGCCATACCGAGTCGCTGAGACATTTATATTACATTCAGAAATTAATTTGTCTATTCTCCGTCGTGTTCACCCACGAATTATATCCCATATTCCTCACTTTATTTATACATTCATTAATGTCATACCCTGAAAACGTTCCAAAAATATCTTCCACATCAGTCTTCGAAACACGAATATTATCACACGTGTTGATATGCTCGTTGATGATGTTATAAGCGAACACTATTTCTTTCAAAGTTTCTGCGCCTGTGATGATGATCTTTCCCGTGCTGAAAATACTTGTCGTAATCTCCTTCATGTCGGCAGCGGGTTTGAATTTTATTTTGACTGCAGAATATCTGTCGGGTTCAAAAGAAACTTTGAATACATCTGAATGCTTCTCAAAGTGTTCTGTCGTTTTCATGAGGTTGATGTTGTGATTCAAACTGAAGTTCGAATTAATCATCACGACACGGAACGAGTCAGACGCCGGAATAACTTCGGGGTCGAACGATTGTAAGATGTAAATGAGGCTGTTGATAATGTTTTGACAGTTGAACAGATCGTTACACCCCGCAACTTGGATACTCCCATTGGGGAAAATCTTGATAGATTTCACACTGTAACAGTCTTCGTACGTTAACGTGATTTGGTTATAGAACGTCGTGCGTTTGAGAGACCATGTCACCCCGTCGCTGGAACCTGGGTACAACTTCAGGTGAATATCTGACATCTCGAAGATGCTTCTAATTTTGGGAATATCGACGGGTTTGTTGAATGACGAAACCATCGTGATAGTGGTAAGCTTAATCCATGACGGTCGTTTGTCTTCTGGTATCCGACGCCTGAATTCGTCGAGTGTCAAAAGATACGAAAATGTTGTGTTGGTGATTGTATCGCGCATTTTTTGATCATGAATTTCATTCTATGATATTGTCACTTAGGTTCGTTCTTAAAGAATTTAGAGAATACTCAACTTTTTAAATTACAATGCCGTCGTTCTTAAAAGAAGCCAACGCTTTCATAGATAAAACAAATACCCCTCAGGTAGAAGTAAAATACACTACATACGTAGAAGGGTATGGTTATGTAAATTGTGCCGAATGCTTCGCCACGAAGCCGATAGGTGACTGGAAGAATTTCGTCTCTAAGCGTCGTTCGTTTAACTATACAGAATTTCTAGGAACGATGGTCCACAAAACGCTCAACATTCGGAGGCGTATGATCGAACTGCAAGTCGATAATGTATTATGTGAAAATTACAACATTTTTTCCATTATACGCATTATGAATTGTATAAAAATACTTGACCCTACTTTTATACCACCCGTGATTAACGTAAAGTGTTCATGGCAAAAACAATTCACGAGGTACATGGCCAGTAATTTATTGACCCGTGTCGCGAATAGTTGTAAAAACGAATATAGGTTGGAGCGATTGTATTCTACATTGACAAAAATAGAAGAATCATTATAAGAAAAACGAACGTGTATGCCGCGGGTGACAATTCACCAGAAGCATCACGTAAAATAAACGTATTGTCACCTTCACCAGCTACAGGCTCATCATATCCCCTGTCAAAATTTCTACCTGGTAAGAGTGGTCTAGAAAGATGACACCTACCCCCCTGTACATCTTTACACATGTTAGGTGCACCCCAACCAACTGTTGTACCGTAATCACACATAGGGCTTCTATAATCGGCCATCATCTTCACGTCTTCGATCGGTTTATGTTTGGCATATTCACCCGGGTGACGAACTGTCCCCGGTAACGAAAATTTGCCTTTCACAAATGGATTCACGTCGTCCATGGTAGCTTGATCGTCGAGCATGAACTTACTCATCTGTATATTATGAGTATATATATTTTTTGTGTGCGAGCTTTTTTTCATGCTCAATCCACATCTGATCTAGATCAATGTTTAACATATGCGCCAACTGAAAAAGATAACTAAACACGTCTCCCATTTCCATCATGACATCTAAACCTCTCTCCTTTTTCACATTCACTTTTTTGAATGTTCGCTTATATTGTCGGATGGCAGACGCGAGTTCGCCAAACTCTTCAGATAGTAGCAGCCAGACTGTATTTATATCCGCACGATCCCAACCCTTGACCTTACAAATTTTTTCAGTCTCGTCCCTATAATGATTGAGGGAATACATTCTTAATTTAGATACGACGATAATCTTTAAACGCCAATCTTATCATTCTTATCAATTTTGAGACCGTACGTGCTCGTATTAGCGGGCGCATTCGGTGGCACAGCGAGTGTGTCAATGTCTCTAACATAACCGAGATATTGAGCGACCCCAGACTGGACCTGTGACAGTGCAGTAGTGATCACCATGGTGTTCATAGCCTTTACTTGTTCATTTACCCCACTGAATTGGTCACCCGCATTGTTGATGAAAACGACGCGCATGATGCTGTACAAGTCATTTGGGTTTTGGTAATCAATTGAAACACCCGTCTTATCCTTGAATGATTGACGAATCGCCCGCTGGATGAGATTCGTGTTAAACTCGGAGAAAAACAGTGTGTTCAGGGGGGTTGGGGTCTGCTTGATCGAATTAAGGTGAGGGACGTCACACATTTAATATATCTCAGGAAAAAAACTATATGTAAAATATAAATGATCGTCGGTGCTAACTTCGACGAGGCCTACTACACCCCAGCCTGTAAACCAAAAAAACCTAAGTGTGTTGCACCCAACTGTTTCATCGCGTCGTATCCACCCGTATCTAAGCCGGGTGTCGAGGGTCCATTCAACGTGAATAGCAGCTTTCTGCAGCCCAACAGGTATCTCGAGACCGTTGGTCCCGTACCTGTCAGATCTGTTGATTTCAAATGTTAATTAAAAGATACAATTGTAATATATTAAATGAAGGTTGTTAAGCGGTCCGGTCTTGTTGAAGACGTCAAATTTGATAAGGTCACCAACAGGATCTCCAATCTCACGTACGGGTTATCCAAAAATGTCGATGCATCGCTCATAGCGAAACAAGTATTCTCTTCCATGTACGAAAATATAACTACTCACGAAATTGATACACTGTCTGCTGAAATTTGTATAGGTATGATTACTCACGATCCAGACCACGAGATTCTCGCCACGCGCATTGTCGCGAGTAACATTCAAAAAACAGCACCCAATTCCTTTTCCGAAGCCATGAAAATTCTTTACGATAACGGTATTGTGACAGAGGAAGTATACACGGTATCTAAAAAAGTTGAAGACTTTGTCGTTGCGGAACGCGACCGTACGTTTGGGTATTTTGGTATCAAGACACTGGAACGTGGGTACCTTCAAAGGGTGAACGATGTCATCGTAGAAACGCCGCAATATCTATATTTGCGAGTTTCTATCGGTATTCACGGTAGCGATATCGAATCTATCAAGTCCACTTACGACGCCATGTCTCTCGGTCAATTCATTCACGCAACGCCTACATTATTTAACGCTGGTACACACCGTCCTCAGATGTCTTCTTGTTTTCTCGTGGCAAACAAAGAAGATAGTATCGATGGCATATATGATACATTGAAAGAGTGTGCTCAGATCAGTAAGTGGGCTGGTGGTATCGGTTTACATATTCACGATATACGTGCTAATAAGTCGACTATTCGCGGAACGAACGGTAAATCAGATGGGATCATACCCATGCTACGAGTTTATAACTCGACTGCTCGGTACGTGAACCAGGCTGGTCGTCGAAAAGGATCTATCGCGATGTACATCGAACCCTGGCACGCCGATATTCTCGATTTCTTGGATATTCGTCTCAACCAGGGTGACGAAGAGGCCAGATGCCGCGATTTATTTACGGCTATGTGGATTCCCGACTTGTTTATGAAGCGTGTCGAAAGTGGTGGTGTTTGGTCTCTTTTTTGTCCAGATACCGCGAAGGGGCTTTCTGATGTATATGGTGACGAATTTGAAAAGCTTTATGAACAGTATGAACGTGAAGGGCTTGCAAAAGATACCGTACCAGCTGGTGATATTTGGAAAGCTATCATTAAGTCGCAAAGTGAGACTGGTACACCGTACATGTTGTATAAGGATGCATGCAACAGGAAGAGTAATCAAAAAAATGTCGGTGTGATTAAGTCGTCGAATCTGTGTAGTGAGATTGTCGAATATTCCGACAAAAACGAAACGGCTGTATGCAATTTATCGTCGATCGCCCTCCCTACATACGTAGACCCGGAAACGAAAACGTTCGATCACGCGAAATTGCATAAAATTGCTAAAATGGTTACCAAAAACTTGAACAAGGTTATCGATCGCAATTTTTACCCGACTGAGTGTGCGAAGCTATCCAATATGCGTCACCGGCCCATTGGTATCGGTGTACAAGGTCTCGCAGATGTATTCATCATGTGTAGAATGCCATTTGATTCTGATGAGGCAAAGACACTTAACGCACATATTTTCGAAACTATTTACCATGCAGCACTCGAATCTAGTTGCGAACTCGCCGAAATTGACGGTGCGTACGACACATTTGAGGGGTCTCCTATTAGTCAGGGTATTTTACAATTTGATATGTGGGATCGTACACCGATATTGAGTGGGCGCTATGACTGGGACGCGATGCGTGAAAAGGTTAAGAGAGGTGTCAGGAATAGTCTACTTCTTGCACCGATGCCGACAGCGAGTACCTCTCAGATTCTCGGTAATAACGAATGCTTCGAGCCTTACACGACAAACATTTATCTTAGACGCACACTCGCGGGTGAGTTTGTCGTCGTGAACAAACATCTCGTGAGAGATTTACAATCCATTGGACTATGGTCAAAAGATATGAAGGATCTTATGGTAAAGGCGGGTGGTTCTATCCAAAATATCGTAGATATTCCCGATGATATCAAGAAACTATACAAGACTGTATGGGAAATTAGTCAGAAAGTTATCATAGACATGGCGGCTGACCGCGGTGTGTTTGTGGATCAAAGTCAAAGTATGAACTTATTCGTTGAAAGCCCCACTGTGTCTAAACTGTCTTCGATGCACATGTACGCTTGGAAATCTGGTCTCAAGACCGGTATGTATTACCTGAGAAGTAAGGCTAAAGCTAAACCTATTCAATACAGCCTCGATGCTGAGTGTAGTGCTTGTTCAGCTTAAAGTTTTGAATCATTATATAAGAAATGGCTAAATTCCACAGCCTCGGCGAAATTATTGAAATACCGAAGTATGACGGTCGTAAAATATCCCTGAGCACAAAGGACGGTAAGCCGCTGAGGATTCAAACTCCTCGCATGTACATGCCATTCGGTATCAGCGGATTTACGCCAGTCGTAGGGACTACTAAGTGGAATTTGGATTTTTCTATGAAAGGATACGATGAAGATGATAACTACGTAAAAAAATTCTATGAAACGGTCCAAAATGTCGAAAATATGATCATACATGAAGTGAGTGCGCAAAGCGATAATATTTTTGGTAAGCATATGAGCTATGAAGAACTCAAACCAATTTTCAATTCAAATATCAAACATACCCCTGATAGAGAACCGAAATTCAGGGTACGCGTCGACACGTCTATAGCGGGTGAATTGAAGGCGGGTGTTTTTAATTCGGAAAAAGAACAGTTAAGAGATGTCCTAAAGGATAAACTTTACGCAAGAAATTCAGGAATTGCCATCGTAGAGATGAACAGTGTGTATTTCTTGAATAAGATGTTTGGAGTTACATGGAAATTGCACCAGCTCGTTGTACACGAACCACAACAACTCAAGGGTTTTCAATTTATAATCTAAATTATTTACTACCACCACTTGAAATCATAAGATAATATACTAATTGAGCTTCTTTCAATAGTTTACCCTTAATCACGGTGAAACTATTGGGATCAAATCCTAGACGTATTTTAGCGATTCTGACTGAACTATCCCATGCACTGAGAGCCATTTCTTACTTTACTTCTTCATTTTTTTTATAAGCTTCTTGTACCCCGCAGTACCCTTCTTAGGCGCCAGCTTGAAATCACCCTTCTTCGCAGGCTTGAAAACCTTCACCATAGCGTTGGCACCCTCGGCCTTGACGCGCTTCTTAGCCGCAGCGACGGCCGCTTTGCTCTTAATGTTACCGTACTTGTCCTGAACGAGATCCTTTTTCGCGAGACCACCAGCGGTGTGTGCGGCAGTCCCGTGGAATACTTCGGCACGAGTTCCTTCAGTTACCTGATACATCATTGTTGTACTATATCATCGGAAAATTTTTCGAATCGCGTCCATGGATTTCTCATTTTTTATGGGAATCTGATCTTCTACGCGCTTATCGTTAAGAACGTCCGCGCAAATCATCGACTTGTGCCCCTGGAGTGACATCATCGCCATATCAACACTATTCGATTTTTGGGTATCTTTATATACCAACTTTTTTACGAAAACTTCGCGAGTCTGACCGGTTCTGTGACAACGACCTATCGCCTGTAGTTCGGTAGCTGGGTTCCAACTCGGCGCCATGATATATACCCTGGTCGCACACTGAATATTGAGACCTTGGCCACCGCATTTAATCTGTAACAGTAATACACTTCCTTCAGGTGACTGTTTAAAGCGAGCGAGAACGCGGTCTCTTTCGTTCTTTTCCACAGTTCCATCAATTCGAAATGTTTGACACGTCAACATGCGTTGAATATGTTCCATCTCACCCTTATAAGAACAGAATATAACACTCTTTTCATCGGGGTGTTCCATTATACTCTTTCGTAATGTGTACATCTTATTTGTATCGTGATTCCAAGACTCTGGTTCGTGTTCGTTTATTTTGGCAATTCCGTCATTGTATAACTGGGGCCACCGCATGATCTGTCGCATTCGAAGAAGACATTCCAGAATGTGCATATTTCTTTTTTGTGTGGAGGTTGTCGTTCGCATCACGAAATTAATAGATTCACACGCCTCCGTGAATGCGACGTCATACATGGCTCGCTCTTCTTCAAACATGTCGAGCTCCACATTTTCAAAGTGACAATACGGCAATTCGATAAACCCGTCAGCTTTGGTTCTTCTCAAAATGTAAATATCTTTAATTTGATCGTGCATCGCCTGAACCACATGTTTGGAAAATCCTATGAACGTACAAAGCGTTACAAAGTCTTGCATCGAATTGAACACAGGTGTACCTGTAACAACCCAACGAATTGACCCATGAAGACTGTCCACACTCTTAAACGTGCGAGTTTTGCGATTTCGAATCTCGTGAGCTTCGTCCAGAACGATCCGATCCCACTTAACCATGTGAAGTCGACTCTTTTTGCTATACACAGATGGATACGATGCGATGATGACATCTCGATGTAAGTTACGGTCTTCGTACGTACCTACGTTTACTTCGGGTGCGAATTTTTTGAACTCACTAATCCATTGATTTACGAGAGACTTCGGTACGACGATGAGGGTATGTTTTTTCGGATTTTTCAAAATCGTTGCGATAATCTGTACAGTCTTACCAAGACCCATCTCATCGCAAAGAAAGCCACCGGTAGGTCCAGAAGTCTGGCGTTCCATAGACACCATCCATTCTACACCCACGCGTTGGTACGGTTTAAGTGTAAACGACATTTTTGATTATTTACAAGGTACCAGGTTTTACTTAGGTATAAAATAATTTATACGTATATATAAATGTCCGTTATTCAAAAAAAAGCGCCTTTTATGGCTTCAGTATTTGGGAACCTGATTTTTCAGATGTTCGTCGTATATAAGATGGTCGAGACAACTATAAATAACGCAAATTTAAAAGATTTTGCCACTAAAAATAGGTTCGTACTTGGATTATCGACCTTTGGGATAACACTCATTCTCGCATTTGCGAAATCTCTTAACATACCTACGAAATTCGCCCTTATCACGTTAATGTCTGTCATTACGGGTATGCTCACACACACTATTACTGATATCAAGGAAGCACTTTTAGAAGCAGTCGCTATATTCATAGCGATGGTATTCGCTGGTATAGTAACCGTACAGCTTGGGTATGACCTATCTACATTGGGAATGGTACTATTCTTTGCCCTGATCGCATTAATCTTTGCGCGTTTACTTTCGCGGGGTCGGAAGAAATATACAAAGATAGCCACGCTTATATTTGCCTTATTTGTTGTGTATGATACGAATAACATATTACAAAGAAACTATAACGGAGATTTCGTCGACGCTACGTTAGATTATTTTATAGATCTCGTAAACCTAATGCAATTATCGAACGAGGAATGATCATTTACCGATATACTTGTGTATGCTCATCGAAATTGTAATCGCTCGCACACAAATAGAGAGCACTTCGGTCTCTACGAGCATATTTATTATGCTGGCCAAATGATCCACCGTAATTCTATGATCATTGACAAATTCAACTATGTAAGGAGTGGCATATGTCATTAAGGGTTGTTTTAAATTTCTTCTTTTCATGTAAAAAATGCGTTTCGCTATGACACGTGTGAGTCTCCACGCGTGTCTTAGTGGTGCTGCATGCATACAGTCTTGTTATTATTGTTCAAAATAATTATCGTCGGAATCTGACACAATTTCACATGTTTTTGGTAATTCTTCCTTCTTCTTACGTGTTTTTTTCGGTGGTGGGTCAGCAATTCCATACTCCCTGTGATACAACACCTTTTGCCAAAATTCTTCCATGATTGGAAAATACTTTTCAAACCAACCTCGATCACGTTTCACGTTTACAACGTCAAACTCTTCAGGTCTTGGCCAGTTAGTAACCGCTGGTTTGTACTGAATAAAGTCCGCCTCTTCCAGATCCAAAATCTCCATACATAATTGAAGCTGTGGCATATAATGTTCAGGTACTTCACCTGGTACGATTTTTCTCATCGGGGGACATTTAATCTCTACCAATTTACCCGATTCAGAAACACCATCCGGACTCCCACCGAGCCATTGATATTTTGGGTGGGGGCAAAGGCCAATCTCGTGCACAACTTCGTTATGTCTCTGTTCATACAAGATACGCGCTTCGTCTTCATACAATTCACCGTGCCTGGTAGCTTCATTCCCCATGAATTTTTTACCCTTCCCACATTTTTTTAGTAAGAGTTCGTGTGGTGTTTCATATTTATTTTTCCCTATAGCGGTTGCCACATCACTCGCCGTGAGCATATTTCCTCTAAGTGCAAGCCATTCCTCAGACTTCTGTGGTGCATACTCCCGTTTGATTAGGGTTTCCACTGTTGGGTGCATTAGTTAACTTACCTTCCAAATGTTTAAGCACTGTTCGAATGTGCTTTTGGGAATAAACGTCCTTTTTATGTTTTTTGTCGTTCTTTGTCACGCGTTTTTTAGGTGTATAGTCGTTTGTGTACTTCATTATGATAAATTACCTATTATGAGCTAACTTAGGTGGATAAAAAAAGGCTTTGGCGGCATTTTGTTCGGCTTGTTTCTTACTTTTCGCACAACCTATACCCATACATACATTATCCACAAATACATTGATATAAAATATCCCGTTATCGTGGCCAGCGACTGAGTACACTGGTAACTGTAACCCGTTAGATTGACAATATCGCATGAGATGATCCTTGAAGTTGTCGTCGATCATTATTGAATCCAAATTCACGTAGGACGGATCGTTGTAAATACGTAATATAAATTCTTTCGCATGCAAAAGTCCAAGATCCATATAAATAGCACCTATCAGGGCTTCAAACGCATCTTCTAAAATCTTCGGGTTGCGGTTCCAATTGTTACGCATACCCTTTTCGTCCATTTGGATCCATTTAAACAATTCAAGTTTTGTCGCAATATCGGCGAGTGTTTCACCTCTCACGAGTTTAGTTCGAGCTTTCGTTAAAAATCCCTCTTGACGTTTCTCGTACCTGTCATATAGAAACTTTGTAATCACAAAGCCCAATACAGAGTCTCCTATAAATTCGAGTGTTTCGAAAGAACCGTCTAGATCGTCATTTTCTTTCAGTGCAGACTTATGAGTAAACGCTTTTTGGTACAAATCTAAGTTTGTTATTTTTGTACCAACAAGGGTATCGACCGATGCCCGGTCAATGATCATTTATGTAATAGTAAGACGTATTTTTTTAAGCAGTGGTCTCAACCTTAATGTAATGGGGGCCAAGGTACTTCTGAAGGTTCAGGAAAGTGACCTGTACGTCGGCGGGTGGCTCGAGAAGGTCACGGAGCTTCTGGTCAAGAACAAGAACGCGACCGTTGTCGGGGTGCTTGAGGCCGTTCTCCTTGACGTAGGTGTTTACAGCGCGAGTTACGAAGCTGCGAGAAACGAGCTTACCCTCCTCGAGACCCAGGAACACTCGGAGCTTGTCAGAAATCTTCTGCTCGCGGTTAAACCCGTTGTTCTTGGCGCGGTTGGCAGACTTCTCGCCGTCGGGGTCCTCCTGCTTAGCCTTGATCTTCCTCACAATTTTGGTAAGCGACTTAAGCTCGGAACGAAGGGCTGTGATCTCAGAGAGTACGGTTTCAATAGTAGACATTGTACATTATGTACAGGTCAAATCTTTAATTACATTTGATATAAAATTTTGTGTCGTTAATATAATGGATACGTCATTGTACTCGACAAGGGCAATAGAACGCTATTTTAACGAGTTTATGTTTTTCGGAGATGAAAAACTTAAGAAATATTATACCCGTAATCAGGTGGGAGATCTAAAAAAATTCAGGGACCGCATGCGAACCAAATACCCCGACAAGGATTTTGAAAAAATGATTTACGTATTTGTCACAGATACGATAAGGGGTATAATATTAGACACTATAGGTGAACTGTCATTATTCCTGAAACCAATGGGAAACTTAATCGTAAGCGGTGGCGAAGCATTCAATATTTATATGTCTATGAACGATAGGGTGGTCACGAGTGATATAGACGCTAAGTTCGTTCCCTCGATTCCGTATAATGCCAAATATTTTGGAAAACTTCAGGCAGTCAAACTCTTACTATGGAATAAGCTCGGTGAAATTTCAAAAAAATTGAACAATAGAATTAAGAATGTATTGTCTCGAACAACACATAAAAAATTCGTCAAGTATGTGGGCGTCGGATTTAAACAGCGTGGACCATACGTCACCCGTCGGTACACGTTAATTAAAAAGAAAAAAATGGGTAAGACAAACAGCCCCGATAAAGGTGACATATTCATCGACGTGGAATTGTTCGCGTTAGATTTAAATTTACGTGCATTTTTCCCTAAAAGTGGGCGCATAGAAGATTTTGTAGTAGGCGGCATTTTAGATATACCCTTCATGCGCCCTAAGGAGTTTGGGTATGATGTAGCCAAAACGTTTAAAAAGGGAATATCTTATAAGAGTACTGGGTCAAATGCGATTAAACGAAATCCAAATATATACGTCGCCAGCAAGGAATTTTTAATCGAGGACATTTATCTAATGCAAAAACTCGGACTACGTCCGGAAAAGCGTGAAAAGGATCGTCAAAGACTATTCAAACTCGGTAAAAGTATGAGTAATTCAATCACATCGAAAGATAGTATGGATACGATATTAAAAAAAGTGAAGACAAAGCTGCGACGTGTAAAGACGACACACCCGGACCGCGGTAAAGTCAGTATACAAAGGGCGCTTGATGTAAACCCGCGAAAATATGAGACCTACACAACTGAACCGTCTACAGAACGTCTCTCCAAACAAATCGTCCATGGTATCAAACCGAGTGTAAAAAATATAGTCGTCGAGGGGTTCGAGAAAACGAGTGGAAACCAGAAGTTTAACACTAACACGCTCAAATGGAAACAAAACAATACAAATTCTTACATACATAACGAATTCCCACTTCGACCCATCGAATCTCAACCCTTACCACCAAACCTAAATACCCAGGCGACATTATACGGATTTAAACCCAGGCGAGATGGCTGGGTACCCAAACCCCTATTAAGAAAGGCTGCAGAAATACCATTCATTGGTTTAAAGAAATAATACTATAATGAAGTACAATGATTTACGACACAGTTTCTAAGGGTCCCGACGGTATCTACACCGTGCGCGCCTTCTCAGATGAACGTAAGCGTAATTTTTACCAGCTGAATGACGTCACCGTTTCCGAGGTGTCCCCAGACTTTACAATCGCACTGTCGAGTGAGTGTGAAGCTATTAACGCGGTTCACGATCATAACGTCCAGGGCGCGGTCAGCAATGCGGAATTATGGTTCGGGCGTCAACTTTCTGAAAATACTCTTAAGAAGGCGTATGTATGTGATGATACCATTACATGTGAGCGTATCCCTGCTACGAAAGTGTTCAACGCTTCAAAGGAGGTTGTCGAATATGAAACGATCAAGGTTGGTGACAAGTGTACAGTGATCGTGGAATTTTCCGGTCTTTGGTTTGCGAAAAAGGCATACGGACCTAATTGGAATATTATCCAGGTGAGACTCCAGCCCGAGCCTGAGCCCGAGCCTGAGCCTGAGCCCGAGCCCGAGCCCGAGCCCGAGCCCGAGTCGAAATCCGAATTTGACGAATCTTATCCAGAAGAGTTCATGTTCACTGATACTCAATAAAAAAATTGTTCACATTATATAAAGATGAATATGTTCAAGAAGTTGCCCACGGCCAAGATTGCTATGGTTGTCGCTGCACTTATTGTAGTTGTCATTTTGTTCCGACCCAAGAAATCCAAGTACTCTATCAACGATACTACGTATGCCCCGTCCGGTTTCATGTTTGCTCCCAGCCCCAAGGTCCCTTCGGTAGGAGAACAAGGGTCGTGTGAGATGAAGGCGGGTACCGGTCTCGCCTCATCTCTCCTCCCCCGCGAGATCGCCTCTAACGAAGATTTCGGGGAGTTCGCACCCCAAGATATACTCAAGGGTCAGAACTTCCTTGAACCTCGTAACCAGATCGGTTTCCCAGAAACCACAGGCGGTGCCCTCCGTAACGCGAATCAGCAGATCCGCGCTGAACCCCCCAATCCCAAAAACCCTTTCACTTGGAACAATTCCACTATCGTCCCAGATTTAATGCAGCGCCCCCTCATGTAATTGACTTAAAGATAAAGACCACCTTTAAATAAAATGGGGTCCACTTCAACAGATGAACTCACTTTAAGCGTCTCTAAACTGGTAGAATTGAACCAACAGATTAAAGAAGCTCGTGAAGATATGAAAGTACTTACGCAGGCCGAAAAGGCACTTAAGTCGCAAATTAAACAACTTATGATTGACAACGGTCTCGACGTCATCAACACCAAGACTGGTAAAATTTCTGTTAAGAAAAGTGTCAGGAAGACTGGTCTGAACAAGACATCTATTAAAGACGGTCTCAGTGTTTTCTTTTCCGGGAACGAGGAACAGGCGGAAAGTGCCTTAAAGGTTATCATCGATAGTCTACCAACGAAGGAAACTTCATCTATCTCTATCACCGGAACCAAGAAGTCTGTATAATGGTTTGGGAACAATACGTACACGAAGCACACGCGGATCTAGATACATATGTTAGTGATGATGACGATGTGTGCGAAGATGTGATTATGAGTGTTGAGGATTGGGAAGTTGAATATTCAGACGAGTTGCGAATGATGTGGAATACAGTGAACACATTGTTGTATGACGCACATATCGAACATGAGGGTGAATTTTGTGATTTTGTCGAATTTTGTTTTACAGAACACGACCCCTATATAGAACGCGTGACATTTGGTGATGCGTGGTATGATGAACGTTTATGGTATATTTGGAAAAATCTCAGGCAAATTATAAACCGAAACGGTCTTCACGAAGAAATGATGAGAGGTGCTAATTTATATCATTTCATCGACTATGTTAAAAAATATATGGGTGTATATTAAATGCTTCCTAACCTTACATCCCAGAAGGTTTCTATTCCCGCAGCGCTATTCCTGGCTCTCAGCCCAGGTATGCTTTTAAAGACGGACGGTTTCAAGTTTTCTACCAAGAACATCAGCACTGACCGCATGACTGTACTGTTTCATGGTCTCGTGTTTTTCCTTGTATACTCCCTCGTGGCGCGTGCCATGGGTCTCGTTCTGACTCGCAATGATCTTCTCGTCACTACTACACTGTTTATGGCCTTGAGTCCCGGTATGCTCCTCACTATCCCACCTGGTGAGGTCATGTCTGGTAAGACTTCTCGCCCAGCTATTCTCGTTCACGCCGTTGTTTTCGCGATCATCTTCGCTATTTTACGGAAGCAATTTCCTCAGTTTTATTAAATGATACAATGGAGTATCTAATTCTGGGGCCCGCTTCGATGGGTATCTTCTCCATGTTGGGTTGTCTAAAGCAACATGAAGAAGAATTAAAAAGTATAAAAGAAATCTCAGGTTCGTCTGCAGGTGCTGTATTAGGTGCATGTTTAGCACTCGATATACCTTTTGACGTCATACTTGACAAACTCTTAAATGTAGACATAGCACGAATAGCAAAATATAAACTGATTACATTTTTCCGGAATTTCGGACTTGTGGATATGAAACCTGTTCGCGAGGCTATTATAGATATACTCGGTTGTGATGTAGAGTTTCGAGATTTGAAGAAAAAATTATTCATTTCCGCTTACAACTTAAACAGGGGGTGTACTGATTACTTTTCATGTGACACACACCCCGATATGCGTGTTGCAGACGCAGTGTGTATGAGTATGTCTATACCTTTCATAGCGTGTACCTCACGGTATAACGATAATATATACCTAGACGGAGGTACCAAAGAAGATATACCAGTAACACCGTTTTTAGGAAAACCCCGCGATAAGGTACTCTGTTTTAAACTAACACTTACGGACCGTTATATAAGTGAAATAAATTCGTTTAATGAATTTATAAGTGCGTTATTGGGGCGTGTATTAAGTTTACGAAGAGAAGTAGACACGGATAGACTATGTAAGACAATACCAGTGTCGACAGGTGAACACAACTTATTCAAATTTGATATGTCACACGAAGATAAACTACGAATGTTTTTTATAGGTATGAATTCGTGATAATTATTTTTTTTATCGGTTTATAACAATATGGACGTATGTGATCCGGGCCAGGATATAAAAAATATCAGGAAACTGGTATTGGTTCACACTGGTAAAAAACTAAGAATGAAACGTGACAAGGTCTGCGAAATATTTAAGTTAGCCGACACTAATAAATTGCCTTTACCACCCCTCGGAATAACTCGCGATAAGAAATATCTGATTGACTCGAAATCACCCCTGACACAGAGTGACTATGATGCACTCTTTAGTTCTAGCTCCGTACATTCCGAACTGAAACGCATCGCTAAAAAAGTTGGTCTCATCAACGTCGACAAAACAAAAAATGAGTTGAAGAGTGCTATAGGTCGTAGATTGCATGGTATGAAGGTGCGTGAACCTGTACAGTTGGCGAGTGGTACTCGTCGCGTGAAATCGGAATCTCCTAAAAATGACACTCAATTCCCAGTTACAAATACGAACGCGAACGCGAACGCGAACGCGAACGCGAACGCGAACGCGAACGCGAACGCGAACGCGAACCGTATTGCGAAGGAAGAGGCCAACCGTAAGGCCAAGGAGAACGCGAACCGTATTGCGAAGGAAGAGGCCAACAAGAAGGCCAAGGAGAATGCGAATCGTATCGCGAATACACCCAGTGTGTCACTCGAACCTGTCAAATCCCGAAATATTGCGGCAAATTTTAGTAACACCAATAGTTATAAAAAAAGGATTTCGAATGCAATTGTCAGACGTAGAACTGAGAAAATTCGTAGTCGCATGACCATGAATACAACTAGGTCCAATTCACGTAGTAACACAAAACCTTCGCCGTCTATCAATATGTCAGTACCGGCGTCCGATAGACCCGCGCCTGCGCCTGCGCCTGCGCCTGCGCCTGCGCCTGCACCAAAACGAGGATTTTTTTCTGGAATTTTCGGTGGATCTAAAAACAAGCAAACACCTAGCAATGTCAATGCCTCTAAAATGAAACAATTGCAAAATAATTTAAACTCTAAGCAGCGTGAACTGGAACTGCAAAAATCCAAACAAGCTAAACAGCTCCAAAATGCTAAGAACGAAGCTGAAAAAAATAAGATGGAAGCCCTGAAAAAAGTTGAAAACGCTAAAAATGCCGCTTTAAAAGAGGCTGATAATGCAAAAAATAAGGCAGTCGAAGAAGCTAAAGAGGCGGAAAGAGCTGCTACCGAAGCGACAACAGCGGAGGAAAGAGCGAAGGCTGCTGAGAATATACAAAAAGCTCAACAAAAAATAAAGGAGGCCGAAACAGCTAAAAATGAAGCGTTGAAGAAAGCGACCGAAAATGCAGCAAACGCTAAGAATCTAGCCAACAAGAAAATTGAACTTTCTAAATTAGCTTCGAACGCCGGTGTGAATATTTCGAATAAAATAAACTCTATTAACGCCAATACAAATATAAATGCGTTACGTCAAGAAATTCAAAATAAAAAAAGAATAAAAAACGCTGAACTGAAAAATAAACGCCAAACACAATTGAATAATTTGTTAAAAAGTTCCACCAACCTGAATAATCAAACAAAAACGAACTTCTTACAGAGATTTGAACAGGGTGAGAACTTCAATTCACTAATGAACTCTGTGCGGACGAATATAAAATCCAAATCCAATGTGGCGCTAAGGAACAAACAGCGTGAACGATTGAATACTTTGATGACAAATTCGGGATTAAATAACAACGAAAAGAGTTCTTATATTACCACGTTTAACGGTGGTGCGAATTACAATTCTATCGTGAACACGATACAGAAGAAAATAAAGGCTAATTCGAACGCAAAACTCGCGAACGCTCAACAAAAAGCTGCAAATGCGAATGCGTTGCGTGCGAATTTAGAAGCTACAAAGAAGAATCTCGAAAATGAAAAGGCGGCATCAGAAACTAAAATTGCGGAAGCTGCTGAAGCGGCTAAAGTGGCTGAAAGAGCGGCTGCGAATGCAGAGTCGGCCGAGGAAAAGGCGAAAGCGGCTAAGAATCTCCAAAACGCACGAAACAAGCTGAATGTCGTGCAGGCGCAGGCTAATCAGGCTCAAAAGAATTTGAACCAGGCTGCAAACAACGCACAGGCTAAAAGAGTGAGAATGATGGAAAAATTAATTAACGATTCGCCACATCTCACGAACACCAATAAAGTGGCATACATGCGACGCTTCTCGGAAGGTGAGAAGATAAAAGATATGGCAGCTGAAATACGCGAAAAGTTATCTGTGAACCAGCAAAAGGCACTTAACAACGCTAAGACTCAAGCCAATGCCAATAAGCAAAAGGCACTCAACAACGCGAAGGCTCAAGCCAATAATAATAGGCAGAAGGCACTTAACAACGCTAAGGCTCAAGCCAATGCCAATAAGCAAAAGGCACTCAACAACGCGAAGGCTGAAGCCAATAGGATTGCGAAGATCAAAAAGAAGGGTGAGGACGCCAAGGTGTTATCACAAAAATTGAATATGTATAACAATAAATTAGGGTCTCCGACATGGCCGGCTACTAAAAAGGGGTTCACGAACTCGTTTAACAATGGTACGAAAACCCTCACCCAAATAAATTCCGAATTGTCGAATTTGGTAAACGCGAAGGAAGAAGCCAACAAGAAGGCCAAGGAGAACGCGAACCGTATCGCGAAGGAAGAAGCCAACAAGAAGGCCAAGGAGAACGCGAACCGTATCGCGAAGGAAGAGGCCAACAAGAAGGCCAAAGAGAACGCGAACCGTATTGCGAAGGAAGAGGCCAATAGGATCGCGAAGGAAGAGGCCAACAAGAAGGCCAAGGAGAACGCGAACCGTATTGCGAAGGAAGAGGCCAACAAGAAGGCCAAGGAGAACGCGAACCGTATCGCGAAGGGAGAGGCCAATAGGATCGCGAAGGAAGAGGCCAACAAGAAGGCCAAGGAGAATGCGAACCGTAAGGCCAAGGAAGAGGCCAATAGGATCGCGAAGGAAGAGGCCAACAAGAAGGCCAAGGAAGAGGCCAACAAGAAGGCCAAGGAGAACGCGAACCGTATCGCGAAGGAAGAGGCCAATAGGATCGCGAAGGAAGAGGCCAACAAGAAGGCCAAAGAGAACGCCAACCGTAAGGCGAAGGAAGAAGCCAATAGGATCGCAAAGATCAAAAAGAAGGGTGAGGACGCCAAGGCGTTATCACAAAAATTGAATACGTATAACAATAAATTAGGGTCTCCCACATGGCCGGCTACTAAAAAGGGGTTCACGAACTCGTTTAACAATGGCACGAAAAACCTCACACAAATAAATTCCGAATTGTCGAAAATGGTAAACGCGAAGGAGGAAGCTAATCGTAAGGCGAAGGAAGAGGCCAACAGGATCGCGAAGGAAGAAGCCAACAAGAAGGCCAAAGAGAACGCCAACCGTAAGGCGAAGGAAGAAGCTAACCAGAAGGCCAAAGAGAACGCCAACCGTAAGGCGAAGGAAGAAGCTAACCAGAAG